GCGTTATGGATAGAGAATGAGTCGTCCTTGTGGATAATCAGGCGTAACTCCAAGTGAGCGGTAAGAGGGCGGTGAGTATGCTCCAATGCGCGTTGATTAGGTTTTCTCTCATCTTAGCCGTGATGGTTCTAGTAATGAATTGCTCTCTGTCGGCGTATGCTGGACAAGTCTCACTTGTGGGTGGGCTTGGCGGGGCCTTCTTCCAGAACACAGTGGATGATGGTACGTGGAGGCAGGATAAAGTGCAAACGCCGAATACGCGGCTGTTCGACCGTGCATGGAAGGTTGGCCTTGAATATCGAATCAATCCACGATGGTCGGTACAGAGTCATTACTTTGATTGGGGCGAGAACGTTACCAAGTCCCTGTTTGCGAGTGACGACGACTATTATGGTGGGCGCTGCCACAGCGGTCCAGGCCCGTCTTGTCCAGCGTCCTACAATCGCGTGGTAGACCGTATGAAAGGTGTTGATGTGACGGTAAGTCGGTACTGGAAGGTAAATGAGGTGATGGAATTGTATCTGACCGGAGGAGGGGCGATGACATTTCACGAGTTGAAGTGGGCCGGAGGCGACGGCGTCTATGGTCCGACCAGATTTTATGGAAACATTCCGATGCTCGTGGTTGGTGGAGGGCTGTGCTACAATACGATGTTTTGCTGGGATACGAACTTTTACATGGGCACTCTGTCGATGAACAGCGGGTGTATCGGTGGTGGGCAGACTGAGTGCGGGTATCCACTCGCCAAGCAAGTGGTCGAGACCGCTGCGTTGGTGAAAATACCGTTCAAGTAAAGGAGGATAAATGGACAAGTACGCGGGTGCCAGTATAATCATCGTTGGTCTTTTACTGTTTCTGATGGCGGCTATACTTGCTCTCAAAGAAGGCTTCCTTTACTGGGATGGAATACACAAAAAGTCTTCCCCTAGTACCGTTACAGCCCCACCAGGACTCCCGATTACGATGCTGACGACCGGCTATCACTGTCCACGGGGAGCAAAACAGAAACAGTGCGATGCCCTCTTTAATGATGGCTTGACCGCAACGATGACTCCGGTGAGGCGAGGGGTATGTGCTGCCGACTGGCGAGTGTTTCCCGTCGGGACCAAATTCTATCTCCCTAGATACGGCTACTGTACCGTGCAAGACAGTGGGTCACGAATCAAACTCCTTTCCATTGACTTCTACTACGAGTTAAACGAGGACGCGATTAAACACGGCAAACGCTTGGAGACTGTTTACCTTATTCGATGGGGGGCGGAATGATGAAACAAACTCAAATGAAGGAAAGGCGACATGGGCACCCGTGACGCATTCAATAGTTGGTTGATGTACCACAAGTCATTGACATACAGCGAGTATTCAAAGCTTGAGAGCGGCACCAAACTTGCAATCCAGGCTGAGTACCAGGGGAGAAAAAAAGTCGCGAAAGTCGTTGACACGGGCGCGTAGAAGCGTATACTGACACTGTTTTACTTGAATGGGGAGGGCTCCTACCGTGGCGAAACCCAAAGCGTCTAATTCTCGTGTGGTCTCACTTCGGGCTATTGACGCCCGTCTCGCCGTCATCGAAAATATGCTCGTGAAAATCTACTCCACTGTGGAGAGAATCAATGAACGAGAACGGGTCATCATCGACGAACCCTTTTGAGTCGTGCCGTCGGTGTCACACCGGTTGGCTGGAATTAGAGGATGTGCGTGACGAACAGGGTGACATGCGCGGGTGGCAATACCGGTGTGTGCAGTGTGGTGGACGGCAGGACTTCTCCGCACGAAAAGTGATGAGTAAGACGAAACGAATAGGAGGGTTTCTTCGTGGCATTCACGGGTGACGTTGACGTTGACGAATTCACGGCAGCGGTGTGTCTGGCTCAACATGGAACGCATCACGGCGTCCCGTACTCGTATGGTATTGGTTACTATCAATTAGTCTGTTTTCATTGTTACACCGTGAGTCCTAAATTCTTTCGTAAGATTGATCCATCAGACGGGTGGGAACGGCTTTCTCTTAAACTTGTCTCTTCAGAACAATTTTGGGAATGTGTTAGTAAAGCCAAGGACGAGCGCCGATGATGCCCTTTTACGTCGATAATACTCAACTCTCCGCCGTCCAGACCTGTGAAATGAAGGCAGGGTTACGCTACGTCCTTGGTCTCACTACAGGAGAGGAGCGGCTTGAGCTAGACGCCGGGACCGCTTGCCACGTTGCTCTAGCCGCGTGGCACCAAGGGCGCAGTAAATATGACGCCCTGGCGGAATTTGAGAAAATGTACCGCCCCCTTACCACTCATGTCAGTGCAGAGGAACGCCTGTCCTATCAAAATGTCCATCGCTGCCTCGACCGGTTCTTTTCGTTTTATGAACAGAACCCCATGCCGTATACCCCTCAGAAGGGATTAGTGGAGGTCGTGTTCGAGGCTCCCTTGGACGCCAATGGAGACTTTCAAATGGTCGGGCGGATTGACCTGATCGCTGCCTACAAGCAACGACTTGTGGTGTTTGAGAATAAGACCACCGGTGGGTTGAACGATTTCTGGAAGCGTCGATGGCCTATGACCAGTCAGTTGACGACGTATGTATTTGGGGCGCAGGAAGGATACGTGAACGGTAAGCGATTGGGGCTTCCGATTGAAGAGGCCCTGGTCTTGGGTATCGAACTACGCAAAATTCCTGAAAGCACGCGCAAGTGTCCAGAACATAAACTCCCCTACAGTGAATGTGGAATGATGCACATTAAGTGGGAGTACAGCGGCCCCCATCCACGTCCTACCGGGTTCATTGAACGGTGGCGTCGGGATGCGCTGGAAGCCGCGATGAAGTTCAAATCCATTACTGAACAAGTTCATACGGTACAAGACGCAGCGGACAAGCTTCAGCAAAATGGCCAGTTTAATGACTCCTGTCGGTACTGTGAATTCAACGATTCTTGCCGACAGGGGGTGCCAGCAGATTTAATGACCGCGAATCTATTGAAGTCGCCATGGAATCCGCATGACGTGAAGCATACTGAACTGATCCAGTTGTCGAAAACGCACGCGACCCCCTCGACACATCAGGCGTCCCTCGTCGATGTGACGACTGGAAGTGCGCCGGTGCCGTCGAATGCGAAACGAGGTGAGTGATGCGTTGGGTGAGAAGAAAGATCGATATTTATCAATGGCATCGACGGTTTGCGTGGGGAATTACTGAACGGAAGCTTGACAATTTTACGACCGAGAAATTCTGGCTCGTGTGGTTATGGTTTCGGCGTGAACAAGACCCAAAGTATGGTGGGTTAAAATGGAGCGTTAAAACTCAGGCCGAAATGGTTGCCGAATCGTTATGCCCCGAAAAGGTGAAGTGATGCACTGGTATTGGAGGAAACGTGTTCAAGACCCTAAAAAATGGCATAAGACGTTTGCGTTACTTCCAAAAATGCAACGTAATAGAATAAACGGTATAAGTATACGGGAGTGTGAATTTTTTTGGTTGATGAATGTCTACCGAGCGCTGTGTACTAGAGAGACGTGTACACTAGACTCCGCTATGGAGTGTCCCAATAAATGGCACTATAAAACTCAATCCCAAATGACGGCTGACGCCTTGGAAGGACTAGATAAATAAAATGGCTGAACCAAAACGGCATCCTGATATTCACCTTCTATTGTACGGGGAATCTGGCAGTGGGAAATCCACATTTTGGTCCACGATGATTCGTTATTATTCGACTAACTTTAATGAACCCTCGTTGATTCTCTCATTTGATCCATGGGATAAGGCCACCCCATACCTGGAACTCGGCACCGTCCAGAAATGCGAGGAGCAGTACTACAAGACCATCGGGTTGGAGGTGGACGATGTCGTGGACGCAAAGGGCAACCTGATAGTACGGGTGGAATATTACGCGGACCCTGACCCAGACAACCCGACGGCGATCTCCTTATTTGAGAAACGCATGGTCGGGTTTGAAAAGGAGTGCCGAAATTGGGCCAGTGTTGGGATGGACTCGATGACCTATTTCCAGCGAGCCAGCTTATTGAAGTGGAAAAAGCTGAATCCATTGGAGTCGGTCAAGCAGCAGACCAATATCTCCTGGTATGGTGGCGTCGCAGAGGACGCTGGAGCGGCGGTCATGTCCCGCGCCGCGTGGTGGCGAACCAACGTCGGCGTGATCTGCCACATCGATGAGGCGAAAGACGACCTCGCGGACTTTGGGGTTGTTCGTAGTGTGGCGCTGGCTGGCAAGTTGTCCAAGCGTGCCCCTGCCGGATTCGGGGAAGTGTATCGAATGCGGGTGGTCGTCAGCGGGAAAGGTGAGCAATATAAACGAGAGTTACAGACTCAAGCGGACACGCAGTGGGTGGCCAACTCGTTAGTCGCCAAGGCACCGAACCCTTGTGCTCCATCATATGAGGCGTTGTGGGGTTCGGCAAAATAGATGTTACTCCACTGTAGTCAATGTCCTCATGAATTCGAGTCCTTTGACCGGACCATGCCCTGCGATTGGTGCGGGGCGTCAAGTTATATTATCAACGAAACCACCCCGTTTGAGAAGTGGTTGGGAACGAGGATGGAACGAGGAGGTGTCCAGGACGTTGTAGATGAATTATTGGCCCGTAACGAGGAGCGTGAGAGTTATCCTTAACCATTCACCCTATAAGGAGTTGCCATGTCATTACAGTTACCAGAACAAATCAAGGAGCCGTTTTCGCCGTTGCCCATCGGAGTCTTGAAAATGCGTATCGAGGACGCCATTCGAGATATGATTGGTAACGAAAACCCCAAGTTTGGGGTGCGTGTTGCGTTGGAAGTGGAGGAGCCGTTGGATGCGGAGGGGTTGAGTGAGGAAACCGTGTTCATCTTCGGTACCGACGAGGACCCTGGAACGTTGGAGGGTGGAGTGAAGCCTGAAACTTATACCGCCAAGGCTGGCCGGTTTGCCATGTTCTGCGACGCCGCAGGGGTTGAGGCGCGTGGCAAGAACTTGGACGTCGTGTTGTCTGATCTCAAGGATCACCGGATCAAGAGCCGCACGACCGCGACCAAGGAACCCGCCGTCGTCCAGTGGGGTAAGAACAAGGGGCAGGCAAACCCCTACGCGGGACGGTATCGAGTACGGACCGCTCAATGGTACAGTGCGAACGAGGGACCGGCGTACGGTATTCAAACCACGGTCCGTGAGCTTGAGGCGAAGGATAACAATGGTGGAGGCACCGCCGCATCGTCTCCATCACTTACCACCGCACAGGCTCCACCGCCCCCGGCGGCACCGAGCCCCAGGGCGGCGTTTCCTCGAACGAGGTAATCCATGGGAACCGTGGCGGTTATCGTACTAGGAGCCATTGCGTTGTTTCTCGTCTACGTGATGGTGAGTGGAATCAAGAAGGGCGGTAAGTAGGTGGCGGAAGTCTCCCGTTCTACGGGGAGAACGCACATCGAACGGTCAGTGATGATCGGACCTAGACAGTCGCAGTAACGGCCTGGAGTCTCCCAAGTGCTGACCGAGATTGGGATGACAAGCGGGGTGGAGGTGGTAGCTAATGACACCAGTAGACGCCTTCATGAGGGACACGCCCTCCTGTGCGATGAAGTTGAGGGACGCCTCAATGGAGCACGGTGCCGGAAAAACTGCATGTCTGGTATTCCGTGCGGGGGTTGGCATCCCCGCCCTACTTACCTTTTTCTGGATGGGGGCAAGCGAAATGGGTCGGGGGCTGCCTCTCCCTCGTTAGAGTGGAAGCGCGTCGTCGTGTCGCCCATACTGTTCGACGACCCCCCATCCTCTGTTTGGTCGTTGGTGCGACATGTCCGTTTTAAGTGTGACACCCAACGTGTGATGGGAACGGAAATGAAACAAGCGACCCCACTAAATCGCACCACCCCGCGCCGTGACGGTTTCACGGCATGACCGAGCGTCTCCTCGGTAGGGCGCGGAAAGGCTAGGGTCGCTCCTGATGCTGAGTACACAAACTACCTAGGTGTCCCGTTGATTATCCGGGGCACCGACGGGGCGTGTGAGAGTGTTAATTAGTGAAAGGTGGGTCGAGCGTGTTATCGGTCCTTCAGCCCACTTCTCACTATATTGTATATCGTATAGTGACGAGCGACCGAACAACAAGAAGGAAGCTCGGTACTCCTTTAGCTTGAGTCAGCCCGATAATCTCAAGGTAAAGGGGTATTTATATTCGATAGGAGGGAGCGATGGAAGTATTCAAGCTGACATGCCTGGACAGTGAAGTAGTTGAACAATGGCCCAAGGTGCCTGAGACGGCTACGCCTATTGCAAATCCAAACTTTTTTGGTGACCCCTGCGAACCGGAAACTTTGGACCCTCGACAAATGCACCGGTTGAAGCAGCCCCACTTTCACCTTACGTTTAGTGGAGAGGCCGTAATCCAAGTTGGGAAGCAGCATGAGGTCATGATGTTTGGGAAGTACAAAGGCCAAAAGGTCGCTGACGTCCCTGACCACTATCTCCACTGGATGATTCGTAAGAGTCTCAGTGACGCGGTGGACTTATACATCGAGCTACGGAGGCGTAAAGTGTCCAAAGCGTTTGAAACAGGTGAGAATACGTTGGTAGATACCTTGACATTCTAATGGCACTTTACCGTTGTAAGACTGAGGCCATCACCGACTTCGTCTCTATCGAGGCCGTAACCAAGGCCGAGGCGATTAAAACATTTCGTGACCTCCTGAATTCTCAGGAAGGCTTGAAGGAGTTTACCACCCATGTTACAGTGGAACGACTTACAGTGGTACGACAAACAGTGGTTCGTGGAAAAGTTAGGAAAATTAAATGTCCAGTGTGCGAGATTGTCAAAGACCGCAAAGAATTCATGGAACACGTTCGCACAACGCATGTCATGGTTGAACGCGGGAGGGATGACGATGAGTAATATCAGTGGGGTTACATCTTTAATGCCAGTGCTTCAGCCGGGAGCAACGGTTACTGTTACTAGTTCTTCATCTTCTAGTTCACTCTCAGGAGGGTTGTTGTACAATCAAATCTATCCATACAGCAATCCAAAAACCTACCAACAAGGTTTATCAGCACAGCCATTTTTTAATCCAATTCCCGGTCAAGACCTTGTGGCGTTATTCGAGCAAGCCGAAGCTGATGGTGTCGCAGTCCATGAGAATAAGTTCTTGTTCGGGGTTCATTCGACTAGGCCCATGCGTGACGTTCCAATTGAATACCTGCTCCAAATCCATAAAGTCGTCAAAGGTATCCGACGCGCTATCATGGTGGAAGTTCGGCGACGGGCGGTAGTGCAAAGGTTTCAAGAAAAGTAAGTAGATCAACGTCCAATGAGTACCCCAGAGGAAAGGTTACTTCGGGCCTTGAAACCGCATGAAGTGGCAGAGTTAGTAGAAGACGCCGAAGACCGCTTTCATCGGTCTCGGCCAAAGTTGCTGGTTCCTGGATTGTGTGGGCGGTGTGAACGGGCATGGATTATTCGACGTGATCGTATTCGCGAACCGGAGGTCTGGTGTACGTATCGAGACCCCAGCGTGCGTGTGCCACCAGACATTATCGAGTGTAGTAAGTTCAAACAAGCCGGGGCCGTGTCACCCCTTGAATTGGCACAGATGGCGAAGTTGATCGAGAAACCGACCGATACCGGTCACTACTTTTAAGGAGGGAGTGTTATGAGTACCGCACATTTACCCGCCGAGCGTCGCAGTGAAATTGCCCGTATGGGGGCTTTGGCGAGAAACGCCAATCGTACTCGCAAGTCTTTCGAGGAAGCTAATCGTCGCGAAGTCGTCGCAGCGCGGCAGCGCGGCGGAGCCACCAACGGTAAAATCGAGGTGGACCCAAAGTTTTTCACTGACCTCCATCACCTAATCGAGTCGTGGGGGCCACAGTTGGGACACCGCAATCGTCCGGCTAAGACTGCATTGGCTGGGCCGGTGGACTTCACGGCGGATATCGAGGATATCTCGTTGTTGAAGGTGGGAGAGGCGTTGGTGGTGACCCTGCGGCGCTTGCGGGGGTTGGGGTATCACAGCGTCAGTTCAGGGGCCGTCCACGCATATCAAACCGCGCAACGAGCAGGGTTCAAAGTGTATGTTATGCGGCTGTCACGAGGGTCTATGCTCATCTACCGTCCACGGGCCAATGAAGTTCTACGGTCCCACACGTTATAAGATGAGGAGACTGTCAACATGGCGAATGACCAATTTCCTTGGAGTGAATTAAATAGAGAGGAGTTGTTTCGTGTGTCTAAGGAAAAAATGATGTATCAAGAATCTTATACAAAGTTACAAGACTTGATGAAAAGAATCCATCCCCCAGACGCGCAAACGGCGCTAGGACTGGTTGGAAAGGTAGAGTATCCCCTTGACGAGCATACCTATTTAACCAAGGACAACCGGCTCGCCTTTGGTCTGTTTTGTGGAAAGTTCCTCGATGAAGTTCCACTAGAGTATTTACTTCAGTTGGTGTCGCATGGCCAGTTTATCCATGACATTGGTGAGAAGGAACTACGGCGGCGTGCAGTAGTGGAGGAGTTCGACAAAACCAGTAAGGACGTGGCAGGCGTAGCAGATAAAGCTGGATAGCCATGCGACGTATCCAGGGGTGGGGCCGATACGACGCTCGTATTGTCCTGATTGGTGAGGCCCCCGGCGAGAACGAGGAACGGTTGGGGGAACCGTTTGTCGGGGCGTCGGGATTTCGTCTCAAGCAATGGTGGGAGAAGGTCGGGCTACGTCGTGAAGACCTTAGAATCGAAAATTTGGTCGAGTATCGACCGCCTCACAACAACATCGAAGCGTTCGACCGCGCCTATCTTGAACAGTGGATGTCCTACCTGCATGACCGGATCACCTCCCTTCCAGACCCATACGTATTAGTCCCTACTGGTAATTACGCCCTCTATGCCTTGACCCGTAAAGGAAAGGTCAAGTGGCATAACCGTGAAGGTCACGAGACCCGTCCTGGGATCACCAACTGGCGAGGGTCTATTCTCAGTTATACCGACCTCAAGGGTCGTGAGATTAAGGTCATTCCGACCATCCATCCCGCTGCGACCTTTCGTTCCCCCTCAGATGAAGTCGTGTGTATTCATGACTGGAAACGGATTGTAGAGGAATCCCAATATAAGGACCTGCGACTCCCTAAACGGACGCACGAGACAAGGCCGACACTCAACTACGTAGAGGACTACTTAGCGGGGCTCCCCAAAGACAGCGTCGTCGCGGTGGACATCGAAAACCCTCGACGAAAGGTGACAAAGGAGGTTATCAATGACGCCACAGGTAGAAAAGTCAAAAAAACGGAGTATCTCCCAGCCGAAATCGTCTGTATGGCATTTTCCCACACACCTGAGTATTCGCTTACTGTGCCCCTCATCAAAAGCTATTGGGGAGATCACAGCAAGTTGGAGTCCGTATGGGGGTGGATTACTCGGTTCCTTACCAGCGACACCTCTTCTAAAGTCTTCCACAACGGGTTGTACGACACGTTTCACCTTTCATGGGAGCGAAATATTTCGGTGCAAAATTACCGGTTTGACACGCTCTACATGCACCATTGTCTTGACCCGGCGGACGCGCATTCCCTTGACTATTGCGCCAGTCGTGATACCCGTGAGCCGTATTGGAAGTGCCTTAGTCCAGGGACACGTATCCTCACGACCGAGCTTATATGGAAAAAAATAGAGGAACTTAAGGTTGGTGATGAACTTATAGGGTTTGATGTTCAACCAGTCAATCGAAAACGAAGGTTTCGTCGAACAACGGTTAAATCGTGCGGAAAGTTACGAAAGCCCTGTTATCGAATTGAGTTTGTTGATGGAACCCAAGTAACTGCCAGTAAAGAGCATCCATGGCTGGCTCAAAAATACCGCTTGTGTCATTCCTTATTCTGGGTTGAAACCCAACACCTCTCGGCTGGAATGAAAGTTGGGCGACTATGTTCTCCATGGGAGACTGACAATACATACGAAGGTGGATGGTTGGCTGGGCTGTATGATGGAGAGGGAAGTTATGGCCCGTCAACAATGTCGTTCTGCCAGAATCCAGGTGACGTACTTGAGCGTGGAAAAGCGTGGTTGACTATGAAGGGGTTTCGATGGAAAACCTATAATAAAAGTGAGGTTGGACGGATTCACCGAGTAACATTTACGTCAACACCTGACGTATTACGCTTTCTTGGGTCTATTCGACCAACACGCTTACTCAAAAACAGTCATCGCGCCTGGGAAGGTAAACGGACCGACAGTTTTATTTATAAAAAATTGGAGATTGCAAGCGTTACTTATGTTGGAGAACAAGAAGTGGTCGGTCTTGAAACGACCACAAAAACGTTCATTGCGGAGGGACTGTATACACACAACTCAGAAGCGAAAGATTCCGATGAAGCCGCGAAGTACGTCTCTAATTGGGAAGCCTTCCTAGTCTACAACGGGAAGGACGCCGCTGTAACTCGTGAACTCTACGACGTCTATCATCACCGTCTTGTGGAGCGTGGACAACTAGAGTTTTACCAGAAACACTACACAGAACTGCTCCAGCCTCTTCAGGCACTACAGTTGCACGGTATACGTGTTGATGATGAAAAACGACGCTACCGGCTCGCCCACCTCCTCGCGGATTGTATCGGCATCCAAGACCAGCTTGAACAACTGACGGGTATTCGACTGTACGCGGACAAGACATTGTCGCCGGTGAAACTCAAACATTATCTCTATACGGTGCTGGGCCTCCCCGAACAGCTACGAGCACGTAAATCGCGGGGTGAGAAGACCGCCTCCGCTGATGAACTGGCGGTCCGTAAACTCATGCTCAAGTATCCCACAGTGTTGAATACCACCGGAGAACTGATTCTACAACACAAGCGCAAGGCCAAATTGACCGAGTTTTACCACGAAAATCGCGTGGATGCGGATGGACGGTTCCGGTCATCCTATTCACCCAATACTGAAGCAGGGCGACTGTCTTCCAGTAGTAATCCTAACCAAACTGGCGGGAACGCGCAAAACGTCGACCGGGAGACAAGGGATGCGTTCATTCCAGACCCCGGTAAAATCCTCGTGGAGGTGGACCTGTCGCAGGCTGAGGCCCGTATCGACTATGCCCTCATCTATCGGTTGACTGGCAGTAAAGATATGTATGAACGGGCGCGGTTGCGTCCCGATGAATATGACCAACACACGGAGAACGCTTCCTTTATCTTCAACAAGCCGACTAATCAGGTGATGAAACGTGAGCGTTACCTGGGCAAGAAGGCAGTCCACGGGGCATTCCGCGACATGCAGGGCAAGAAATTGTCAGATGAACTCCTCAAGGAGGGGTTTGTCGTGGATGAACGCGAAGCCGACCGTATGCTTGTCGAGTTTAAGAAGCGCGTCCCAGGTATTGAGGAACTATTTCGATGGGTTCGACGACGTATCCTCGAAGAGCGAATGTTGGTAAACTCATGGGGGCGGCGGTGGTACTGCACCTACGACCGGATGGGGGACGAGTTGTTCCGTCGCGGATACAGTTTCGATCCACAAAGCGAGATGGCTGACTGGATGAATCAGCTTGGCTTTAAGCCGTTTTTCTGGTATATTCATGACCTCTGCCAACGGGAGGGCCGCGACGTGGGAGCCATCAATGTTCATGGTCACGACTCCTTGGTCTATTCCATCCTGCCGCAGTATGCGTACGAGACGACAAAATTTCTAGTCGAGTCACTTGAACAGGAGCGAGTGATGCGCGATGTGCCGTTATCGATTCCTTGTGAGGTAAAATGTGGGAGAACGTGGAAAGGCGAACACGAGTGGAAGAGGCTGCCGTCGCGGGCCGAATTTGACGCCGTTATCGATAGCCTTACTTGATGCGGTTTTTCGGCCATCACCATTATTGACGTATTTGAGACGGAAGCATATGAGTGAATGGACCCTCGATCCAGACTTCGAGTACGCCACCGACCCGTTTGTCCGGGCCGTATGCAAGGCGCGAGGACATCAGTGGCAGACAGTTTCTATGGAAGTAAGACATCGCTATGGTTTAACGAATGTGATGTGTACGCGATGTTATGTATATGGACTTACACACGATGAAACCATTACGACGACCGTCGACGCCACGGACTCCACCAACGGGTGAGACGCCCCCGCGTCACGCCATCGTGATTAAAGGTGGACAACGTCCGCCTAAAGGCGGTCAGTTTGAAGAGGCCGTATGTCTTGCACGGCACGGAGGACATACTTACATCACCGCCCAGAACGAACTCCAACTATTTTGCATCCATTGTGGAGCCCCCCTGGATTGGAAATCGATCACTCAATGGGAGAAAACGGCCCGTGTCGACCATCGACGTGGATGAGTTTACCAGGAAGGTGTGTATGGCCACGCACGGTGGGTATCATCCAGACGCGGTGTCACCTACTACGGTCTGTCCAAGTTGCGGGGTAGATGCCCTCACCGCTGCGATAGATAATATACAACGACTACTCGATGGGCTTTCTGACACTTTTAAGACCTTATAACATCCTCAAAGGAACTCTCACATGATTGGTGAACTCGCGGCCCGCACATTTAGTCTCTCCCCCGTGTTCCTAGACCGTTACCGTGGCCTAGAACCGGCGTGGGGGCCATTGGGACTCGTCACGTTTCTGCGAACTTACAGCCGCATGGTGGAGGAGGGACACAAGGAATCGTATACAGATACGCTCCAACGGTGTGTCGAGGGATGTTTCTCCATCCAGAAAAACCATTGTCATCTCCATGGCTTACCGTGGAGCGACGAAAAGGCCCAACGGACCGCGCAACGCATGTTCCAAGCGATGTGGGAGTTCAAATTTCTCCCAGCCGGTCGTGGCCTGTGGACGATGGGGACTGAACATATCATCAAGTGCGGGGGAGCCAGTTTGAACAACTGTGGGATGGTGTCCACCAAGGACTTACGGAATGATCCCACCAAGCCATTTACGTTTCTCATGGACATGATGATGGTTGGGGTCGGGGTTGGGTTCGATGTTATGGGGGCCGGACAGGTTATGGTTCGCGAACCCCGTTCCACGACCGCGCCCTTGGTCTTCACCGTGGAGGACTCACGAGCCGGGTGGGTCGACTCGACCCGTATCCTTTTGGAAACATATCTCGTTGAACACCGTAGTAATGTCCATGTATTTGATTACTCGAAAATTCGCCCCGCTGGGGTACCGCTCAAGCTCTTTGGAGGTGTGTCATCTGGCCCTCGCCCATTGATTGACCTCCATCAACGGTTGATCGATGTGCTGAAATCCAGGATCGGCCACTTGCTTTCGTCCACCGATATTCTTGACATCATGAACCTGATCGGTCTCTGCGTAAACTCAGGGAACATCCGTCGTGGTGCGGAGATTGCCTTGGGTGGGTCAGACGACCGCGAGTTTCTAGACGCGAAACGGGACCACCAAGCGTATCCACACCGATCTATGTCCAATAACAGCGTACTCGCGACCATTGGGCAATCATATACCGACATCGGGTGGCGGACGGCGATCAACGGGGAACCTGGATATTTTTGGCTGGAGAATGCTCGTGCGTATGGTAGAATGAAGGATGGGATTACCAACCGCGACCACCTCGTCGTCGGCACCAACCCTTGTAGTGAGCAATCGCTGGAGAACTATGAATTGTGTAATCTGGTGGAGTCCTTTCCTGCGCGACACGCATCATTGCGTGAATACCTCGATACCCTCAAACTGGCCTACATGTGGGCGAAGACCGTCTCCTTGCTACCTACCCACATCAAAGAAACCAACGCCGTCACCTTGCGAAACCGACGAATTGGGTGCAGTCAGTCCGGCATCACCGGAGCCTTTGCACGACACGGACGACGGGAAGTCTTGAGGTGGTGCGATGAAGCGTACGCCTATGTGGTCGGGTTGGATAAACAGTATTCCTCCTGGTTGTGCGTCCCTGAAAGTATCAAGAAAACGTCGGTTAAACCGAGCGGCACGGTCAGTTTGCTCCCTGGGGAAACTCCAGGCATTCATTATCCACATGCGGAACACTATATTCGGCGTATCCGTATCGCCTCGAATGACCCACTGGTCATGGTCCTTGCCCAGGCAGGCTACAGTACGGAACCTGACGACGTGGTGCCGGAGACCGTCGTCGTCTCATTCCCGGTAAAGGAACCCTACTTCGAGCGCGGGAAGGATCAAGTCTCCATGTGGGAGCAACTGGAAAATGTCGCGGCGTACCAGCATTATTGGGCAGATAATCAGGTGAGCGCGACGGTGACCTTTCGTGACCATGAACAGGCTGATATCCCCAAGGCACTTGAACTGTATGAATCCCGACTCAAATCGATTGCCTTTCTCCCGGCGGATAACCACGGGTACCGGCAAGCCCCGTATCAAACCATCTCGCAGTGCGAGTACGACCTTCTGATGCGGCGGGTTACGCGCCCGCTGGATTACCGGTTATTGACGGATGGAGAAGGGACGAGGTTTTGTGATAATGACAAATGTCAATCCTAGACAAGAATCTGGAGTGGCGACCGTCACCATCCCTTGGTACACTCGTACCCCGGACGATCTCACGGAGGCCCTCTGGTTTTTCCAAGGTGGTGTATAGATGGTCACTAAACATAAAATACATGGTGGATTCGATCATGACATATCCGTCTGGAAGGATGACTGGAGCAACGGTTGTCGCTACTTGCTAATGAGGGACGAGCGTGACGGTACAGGAGAATGGTGGGACAAAACTAAACAGTGCTGGATACAATGCGACGCCTTCCAGGTTGCCATTCTCGCCAGCCAGTTAGAGAGGGAACGCAATGATAGTTGACATTATAAAGAAGGAAAATCGACATTTTTATACACGTTTTAGTTATAACGATTTAGCATCTTACACGTCTGCGTATTATGACACCTGCGACAATGTTGCTCCATTTCGTTTACTTATCTTTGCTGATGGAACTGGGGGACAGTGGTGGCTCGAAGGTGAGAGAAACTGGTATCGCTGTGATCCATTCGAGACTGCCATTCTCAAACGGCAACTGGACATAAAGGAGTCATATGACAGGGACGAGCAAGGAACCAAACCATGACTTTATCGACCTTTATCTTCACCATACCGGTGAATCTGAGGTCCCGCAGCAGTTCCATTTGTTTGCGTGCCTCTCGCTGCTAGCTGCGTCCGTCGCCGACCGGGTCTGGTTGGTACGTGACGACGGTGGGACACGTATCTACCCCAATCTCTATGTATACCTGATCGGTCCATCTGGTAGTGGGAAGGAAAAGGCGATTACCACCGCCGCTCGGTTCGCGGACGGCTACCCCAAAATTGGCTTATTCATGTCTACCGGGGTTACTAAGCAGTACCTCATCGACCACCTTTGTCGTCAACCATGCGACGACAAGCCCCATCCCAACATTCTGTACCTCGTCACCGAGGAGTTGGGCATGGCGATCCCATCCAAGGAGTTAGGGAAGGAACTGATAAAGTTCATGACTGGGCACTACATCCGGTCTGGGTTGACCAGTTATGAAGGGACACGTATGCATGGGCAGAAAACCATCAAGGACCCATCCCTCAACTGGTTGGCCGGTACTACCGATGAATGGTTGACGAAGGCGGTCGACCGTGATGCGATTGAGGGAGGGTTTTTTGCGCGAGTCCTCTCAGTACGTGGGAAGCGTTCTGGGGATGTTCGATTCGCAGATATGGTCTACCCACAAGACCGTGAACAAATTAGACACGTCTTACAGCAACGTATTGAGGCGTATTCAACAGTGACGTTCCAGTTTACGAAATCGAAGGAAGCCGCTGAATATTATAAGGAATGGTATGAGTCTCCGACCATGCGACCGTCACCCAATGACAAACTGATGGAACCTGCGTTTAACCGAAGTGATGAAATGGTCCACCGCCTCGCGATGATCCTGAAGCTGTCCTCTATGAACGAATCGATGCTGCCTGGGTATCTCACCAGTGTCCAGATCGAGCAACCATTTTTCGAGGAAGCTGTCAAGTTTTGGGACGGTGTCTTGCAAGATATTCCACACACCATTCGTCAAGCCGCTGCCACAAAAGAGAGTGCTGAAGTCGAGAATGTCGCAGAAATCATCAAGCGTCTCAAGGTGTTAGATCATTCAACCTTACTCCGACGGTGTGGGAGTCGTGGAATGAACGCGGACCAGGTGAAGGTTGCGTTGAGGACCCTCACCGAGCAATTAGACGTGGAAGCCGGGGTTGAGCAAACCGCGCCCGGTCATACCAAGCGTGTGTATAAATGGGTTGGGACGTGATAAGAAAAACTGAAGCTCAGGAAGTTTAGATAGGAAATTTAGCAAACTTGCGTAAAAATGGCATATTTATACAAGTTTGCTAAACTAAATTTAGCTAATATGCCATTTTATTTATAGTGCTTGGCGAAATTCTGGAACTTGAGGCAGTTGCAGATGGTGTGGCGGTAGTCGAGACGGGCCTTCTCCACCGACGATTCCCAACTGTTCTTGAGATGGGCTACCAGGAAGGTTTGTTACTACTGGAATACCGTTACGTTCCGCAATCGCGGCGACTTTCATGATTGCAGCAGTCGCCTGCGGGGTTCCGGCGGGCAGTCGACTTCCGTGAATAATCCACCACCGCGAGACAGGATTATTGAGAAGGAATCCAAACACATTCGGGGCAGCGGAGGCAGTTAAGGCTCCCCGAACACTATATTCGAGGAGCAACGACATCATACCACCAATCTGCGCTCCCTTAACCGCGAAGGTAAACCCCTGGTTTTCTGACTTCACCTGAGTCAGCCGGAGTAGATTGACGACTTCCTCAAGCTCTTGCGCCTCCTTTGGAGAGAACAATTGACGAAGGATTTCTCGTTCGTTACTGTAGGAAGTGTTCAAGCCTGCCTTCTGCGCGAGAACATTACCAGACACTTGCCGTTCCACCGACCCTTGGATATCTTTGGTCGCGCTAGAGACGAGCCGTTCTAAATAATCCCGCTTGATCCCTTCCACCACTTCAGGAGGTAGTAAGTTTTTCGCCACCGTGAAGGCGTCACGTTTGCCGGAGCGTAACAAGACATCTACGACGGTTCCAGGGTCGTCCGTCATTAACTTACGAAGGACAGGGTCCTCCAAGGTTGAGGCCCCCAATTGGCCAGGTTGCCCGCCCTTCCAATAGGCGGAAGCTTCGCGCCACAGCTTGTAGATGTCCGGGCTGGTTTGCGGGTTAATCGCCTTGGCTGCGACCTCCATCGCATCGTCTACACGTTGAGACAGGAGGCTGGCGTAACTTTCCACCTCGCCTTTGATGATCGATTCATCTCCAACATGGATGCGGAGCAAACGTGATCTAATCCTATTTGCCTCCGAAAATGGTACAGCTTTAGGAGCATTGAGGATCATCTGAAGCAACCCAACACTGGCCTTATCTTTGATGATGGCCTGTTCACGTAACAACTTTCGGGCTTCTAACTTCGCTGGGGTCAGGTCAACTTGAATGACTCCAGGCAGCGTCGCGAGGGCCGCGTCTAACTGCTTGTACTTGTCACTTCCAACGCGCTTCCAATCCTCCGCGCCACGAACCAAACCCTTCTGCATCTCTTCGCCAAGCTCACGCGATGTACCACGTTTTCCATAGGCGCGAACGATATCGTCCACCAATTCTTGTGCCGCCAGCGCACTTCCTTCCTTCACCTTTCCAGTGGTACTTCCAATAAACCCCGCCTCGCTAATATTTTCCAAGGTATCAAACAAGCGGTTGGTGGTGGCCTGTCCAACGGTTAATGATTCACCCTTTTTCCCCAGTAAACGCTGTGTGGCCATAGCACCTGGCTGGAGACTGCCTGCACCGGGGGCGGCGATTTTTGATAACAAGGCACCTCCCATCTCGCCAACTCCCTGTCCAACTGAGGCGAACTTAGCCGCTTCCTTAGCCGTCTCTAGTGGGTGTTCTGTAGGATTAAAGGTTTCCGATGCCAGTGATCCAGTACCCGCCCCCAGCCCAGACACCGTTGAACGGAGTGCAACAGGAGCGAGGTTCGGCATTAGACGCAAAACTTGAGCCGGAACCCTCACGGCTGGATGGAGAGACGCCAATGACCCTCCTAACTCAAGTGCGAACCGTCCAACCTGTTGTGGCGTGACCTGACCGAGTGCGCGTCGATATTCCTCCATTTTTGTTGGAGTGGTTCCCAACTGAGATGGAGGAGGGGGTAAAGTTGTCCCACTACCTTGTCGTTGCGCCTCACGTTCGATGGCGAGTTCGCGTTGGTACTGCGCTTCGTACGGATTGTCACTCATGGCGTGTTCTGCCGCCGAAATCGTGCATCCGTCAACCGTCGAGCGGCTTCGTCGGACTTACCAGACTTCCGTAATTGATTATAATACGCCTCCGCTGGCGTTTTGGAGTAGGTTTCCTGTCCCGGCACCACTGGTGGAAGTGGTTGCTGGAACGGTGGGCGTACTCCGGCGCTGTAGGTCTGTTGCTCCTCCGCCGTGTAGTTTGGGAGGAAACTTGGATCACGATTAAATTGAGCCGTCGTTTGTCGAAAAGGTTGTTCCACCGTGGCGTGGTGGACCTGGACTGATTGCTGATACATCCGTTCGGCGGTATTGTATATTTTGGCACGGAAGTCAGGAGGAAAAGTTTGTCCAGTTTCCAGTTTTGGAATAAACTGCCGCATACGATCAAAAAGTGCCATTCCTTCTTGTAAAGTCGTACGTTCAGCGTCGCGAACACCAGTGACAGGGTCCATCATCTTGGCGAAGGCGTAGGTTAGAGCAATATCGTCAGCGGCATTGTGGACGCGATTCGGACCAATTGCGTAGGCTGCACGGACTGCCCCAAACGCAGATTTCCCTAAGAGGAATTGTTTGGAGGCGTCATTATATTCCTTGACGATACCGAGGTCGAAGTTACGATCTTGAACATTCTTCTCGAACGGCGATGGAGTTTTACTTTCAAGTCCACTCAACACACGCATGTTCTCGTTAAAGATATTGGCATACTGCCGCTGCCTCTCAGTAGGATCGGTAATATTTGCAGTCGCCTGCTGTGCGAGAGTCGCCGCTTGCTGTTGCCACTGCATGGCCTGACTAGGCTTGAATGTGGTACTTAACCCAGTCTCATCAATGGTGAAGGACTGGTCATACCCAGCCGGTCCAGCTTGTCCGACCGCACCAGGGGGCGGTCCAACCGGCTCCAGCACGGACGCGCCCGCTTCCGGGACCGTCGGTAGACCGCCAGGCCCTCCTGTAGTCTGTACGTGACCAGGTCCAGGCAACTTAAGCGTTCGTAAAGCATTATTAAACCAATACTGTTTTCGTTGTTCCTCGGTAGCCTTAATACGACCAGTTTGTTCCTCTAACTTTTTCTTATAATCAAATTCAGCCTGTTGCCGTCTTTCCGCCGCCTGCTGACGAGCTTCCGAAATTGCGTGCTGCTGCGCGATCACTTTATTGTGCGCGGCCTGTTGCTGGTAATGTTCACCCAAGTTTCGACGATAGTCTAGCAACGACATCGTCTGAAATGGTTGTGTGAGCACGTTGACGTCACCGGTTGGAGATTGCCCTACTCCATACCCCAGCGCGGCTCCACTCGCGGCAGCGAGAATCGGCATGAGCGTATCCATCAAGCTACTGTCAGGAGGTGGCGTAGCACCAGTCGGGGGCGGTGAGACTGGAGGTGGTTGAAGTTCAGGAGGCATCGATGGAGACCCCCCTAGTACAGACGCTTATTATTTTGCTGCCGTCCCAGGCGCATGTTGACGAGTGATTGAACCGATGATGGAGCCGTGACGTCCGGCTTCGGTTTATACTGCGGCGGAACCGGTGGAGGAAAGTGTCGAGGATACCTAAACGCTTGTCCAATTCCTGCCCCGGCGGTGGCCGCAAGGGATGCGAGTAAGGCGTAATTATAGTAGTCCTTCGACTTATCGGCGTCGACTTTTTTACTGGTGGCGTCCTCTGTCATCGTAGTAGGGGGAGAACCAGGCACCGGCTCAGGTAAATAATCCTGGTCTTCCATCATGGCTGGTCCAGTACCCACTCCTGGAGTTACGGCGTTACTAGGTCCTTGCCGGTGGAGCGCAGCAGCAGCTTGCGCGGCTCCACCAGGTTTTGGTGGTTCCATCTGGGCTGAGGGTGTAGCCGAACCCATGGGTAGCATATCCCACGGTAATCCAGTGTCAGGATTGATGTTATACGCCCACTGATTTGGTAGTGACATGTCTGGAAGATTCAGCATACGTTACCCTACATATGGATGGTTTAATACGTTGCCACGCCCAGGTCTCAGCCGTTGAAGTTCTTCCTGTGCCAGGTTCTTGTTCTCTCCAAAGTTCAATGGAGTGACTGGTTTTGGCATTGTAGGCGGTGGTGGACCAGTTTTGGGGTCGAATGATTCTCCAGTGGCTCCACCGATGGCGGTTCCGGCTCCTAGTCCAGCCGCGATGAGTGGTGCAGCTTGCGCGAGAGAAAGTCCGCCGGTTGCGGGAGCCATTGCCAGTCCTCCAGCGAGTCCTGCCCCACCCGCCGCTCCTGCCCCCATACCCGCCGCTTTACCGCTCATTTGCCTGCTCCAGTCGTTGTGCTGATCGTTGGGGGTGAGGTGGACCCAAATAAACCGCTCGTTGTGGCTTCACTCAACCCCTGTTGACGAAGTTGCTCCTCACGCGCTGCATCGTTAAGGTCCTGTTCCATGCCGCGCTGGACTTCACCCGCCGACGAAAGCCCTTGAAGAGTCTGCGCCTGTTGTCCGGTTTGCTGTCCCCATGCAGGAATCAAGTTCGTCGCCCCGAAATTGGACGCGGCATTCGTTGCAGCTAGTCGATTGGTGAGGTCATTTTGGACAAACTGTGGAAGGGCCGTGGCCATGGACCGTCCCATGACATCCGCCACAATTGGACCATTCCCCAATCCCTGTAGCTGAAGTTGGTTCTGAATGACCGGGGCGGTATTCTGAAGCCACGCGCTGGTCGCAGCTTGAGTGGCGGGTGAATACCCAAACGGCCCGCTCATGTACGGGTCGAGCGATTGGGCGACCGCGCCTTGTAATCCTTCTGTCCCCCACGGTGCATTTGGATCGTATGCCATAGTGAGCCTTTATACTCGTACCCATCTATCAGGTTCTTGATAACCTTCAACCCAGTTATCACCGACATATTGTGCAGGTATCCACGGACCAGGAACCCACTGTCCTTGACGATTGGGTACTCCTCCGTATTGGTCAGCAAGCTGCTGTCGAATCTGGTCCATGACGATTTGATTAAGGTCCACCGCCTGGAAGTTCAAGGGTACCTCAGGCTTTTGGTTTCCAAATGGAACAGACATTGAGCCTGGTCCACCCATCGCCGTGATATCGCCCTGCGACACGCCAGGAAATACCGTGGCCCCCTGGCCTTGCTTGCCAAATAGAGATTCCTGGGCTTGCGTCTGGGAGGCCAAGTATGGAGTCAACCCTTTTACTTGTTCATAATACTGGTTTGACCCAGCAACCTGTCTCGGACTCCAGGCTGCAAACCTCTCTAGCGGTAGATTCCCCATCAAGCTCGTGAGATGAGGAAGTGCCGCGCCTTTTGCCGCTTCTTCTTGCGGAGAGAGTTCAGTCGAAGTGCGGGTCGTGCCCCCGCCACCTGATCCACCCATTAGACCACCTCTCGTACAATTCGACGATAGATAGTACGGTACACTTCAAACCCCGCGTGCCGCGCCCATGCGTCAGTCATGCGTGGAGTCATCATGAGAGCCTCGGTAACTGGCGACGAAGTTTTTGTAGCTTGCGCTTGCTGATTAGCTTCCCTGATCCATTGATCGACGGCGTGCATGAATTCTTCCTTGAGGGCGTACCCAGCCGGACCATCCATTTTGACTTGGTTAATCCACGCCACCGTGCGCCCATTCCAGACTTCAATATCCCCCAGCGCGTGGCCCACCACGTCCGAATACCCATCCACCGCCACCCAAAGCCCAAGATACGGCGAGTTTTCGGCATACATTTTCCAGGCACAATTAACGAGCACACTCCCGGACCCGTCAAACTGTCTTGACATCGCCCCGATTCGGTCCATGACCGCATCGAGATACTGACCACTTCCAGGCCGGTTACGAGCCAGCCGAATCAGTCGATACTTCGTCCCCTCCATCTCAGTCCCCCCTCACGTACAGTATAGGTAGAGTTACGTAGACGTGTCAAGATCATACTTGACCTAAAATGTGGTAATTGGTACCATCCGAGATAAAGATACGTGATTGATATTGAACGGATAATACCTTGGTGGCCGTCCCGTCGATGGTCCCAGATGCCGGGGTGATCGTGACGGTATTCCCGCTACTATCCACCTTCTTTACACACCAGATTCGCCCGGTGTACGCAGCCCCCTGAGAAACATTGACGACTTTGTTCCCGGCAGTCGCATCCACCAGGACGGTTCCATCCGTGACCGCAAGCGTGTAGGGGGTTGTGGCCGTAGAGGTGACCGTGCCGGTCCACCCCATCAATACTTGCCAAGTTCCACTCTGGCCAATATAGGACACTCCCGTATCTGTCGCGTAGAACTGCGTCTCGTCAAAAAATGGGGTCGCGGACCGATTGGCGTAGGTATCATTCTTCAAGAGAGAATTGACGACTTGGGTCAAGAACGTCCAGTGGCGCATCCAGACCCGTGCTAGGTTCTCCCAGGATGGAATATCACGAGGTAAATCAAAGGTTTGTGGTAGATTAGGCATGGTTACACCCGGCCTTTATTCCACCCAGTTACTAGCGCCCCTCGGTATTCCAACGTAGATTGGTAGCCTACCCCTGCCTGACGAACCTTAATCAACTTTCCCTCCTTATTGGGGAAGGTCAAGGTATGTTGTTCATCAGCGGAGGTTACGAATTCACGAGTCGTTTCGGTGTCCGTTTCGCCTAACTTATCGGTTACGGTGACTCCAACCGTGACGGTAATACTCGTTGTCGTGTTTCTCCAGTAGGTTGTCACCGCATCCAAGTATGTCCGCGCTACAAGTTTACCGGGAGCGATCCAGCCGTGCGTAAAATTCCAGCTAATGTTTGTTCCATTATCGGTGGGAGACTGTCCAAAGTTAAAGACTGATCCGACGCTACTGCCGAGTAAAAGACTGCGGGTAACTCCACCGGACCCGTCCAACCCATCAATGGTCGGCGAGTATGCAGTCAAGCCATCGATTGTGGACGAGACGGAGTCTAGCCCGTCAATCGTATTCGCAGACAACATGCGCCAATCCATTGCAGCAGTCATGGTGTCTGCAAAAGTGTGATGATTGAGTGCCTCAGTTTGAATATTATACGATACTCCATTGAACTTCCCGCTTGGCGTCGGGTAAAAGAACCACACCTCTCGTTCATCCTGCGAAAACCACGGGGCTCCAAACATTTGCACCCGGTCAGTAAATACTATATTTGTGGCGATGGTCTTCGCTAATCCTGTCGATACAAGTTTGGGAGCTGATCCATCGAACTTATAGAGGGCATAGTCTTCCCCAATCCAATAATGAACCCCCAGGGCATCGACGAGCGCAGCAGGCGACAACGGTCCTGGGACACGAGCAATGAACTGGAATTGGAACGGTTCCACTGCGGCTTGTAGAGTGGCAGCATAGACCGCGTCGTCCTTATAGACTCCAAATGTATTCGGGCCGAACGGTCGCACGGCGATGACGGCTCCTGGAGTATCGGTCAAATCCACGAAGCTCGTACTAGGCCACGAGGTACGGTCCTTAAACCCTGACCATCGCACACGATATGGTAACCCTGCCGGGTGCGCGACGACGAGACGATTCCCGGCCACGCACAAGTCATTACCATTTGGCGGCGACCCAGCGGTGGCGGCAAAGTTCCCGCTACCACTCCATTCTCGCAAGGCATTCTTTTGGTTGATGAGCATGGCATAATCTGTCCCGCTTTGCGAGAAGGTCACGATGCGGACATGATCGCCTGCGAGAGAAGTTACCCACCCACTTCCAGTACTATCCGTCGTAGTCATTCCATCATAGGTATACGTCTTAGTCGTCGTACTAACAATCACATTCCCGCTTTGATCTTTCGTTCCACGCACGCCGATGCCCAACACGCGATTCCCGTCCGTACTGATGAGCAGGGTGTACCCAGGTCGTGGACGTCCTACCCCACGACGAGTGAGCCAGTTTGCAGATGCCAGTAAAGCCCCATCCGGCAACATGGCCGGGTTGAGGTCCTCGCGAACCCCTCCTGGTGACGGTGACAGTATGGTCTCGACTGCGCCACGCATGGTTAATAGTATGTCTTAAACGTATACTCTAACGTGTGATGATCTTTCTTATTCGGGATAACATCCACGCGCACGTTGCCAATCGCGGTGGGATTCATTAGACCCGTGGCCTCCGCGTAGGTGACACAACCCTCGACGTACCCACGGACGAAACATCCGGCTCGTACATAGGCTTTGGGAATCTCGACGAGTTTTCCACGCCCGCGCTTCGGTACCCCAATGATAGGGCTGTGTGATCCGTGCTTTTTATGATTATGCGCCAGCATCAAAATGTCAAACTCCCACCCTTCAGACTTCTTAATCATTGCATTGATGTCGCCACCCATGGTCGAGCCGCCGCCAATACGTTCTCCGTGATGGTAGAGAATGTTGAGAACGATGTGGGCGCTCCGTTTTGGACTGGACACATAGAGACGAAGAAATCCACCATGTCCACCATACTGGCATTCCAGTTCACGGCACATCTCCTGGACGTCGTTGGTTCCATCAGGAAAAATATGGTGGTGATTCCCCAGTGAGAGGAACGCCAGCTTGTCCCTGATCGGCCACAACTCCTTGGTAAAGTCTTTCGCACGTTTACGACGCCATCGATGAAGTTCCGTGAAACTGTGCTGACGGTCCTTCCCCATTCCATCCGCTTTATATTCCGTAAGGAACTCGCGTGCATGGGTTCGTAGCCAGTCGTAATAGTCACCTAATCCCATCGCAACGCAATGCTTGGTCTGCTGTACTTCTCGCAGAAAAGCCTGCCACTGTGAAGCGACGTGCCCTTCTGAGTCGGCGTGGACGCACGCGAATGGGAATAACGAGAAAGGGGTAACTTCCGTCGGGACTGTCAAATGGTAATCGAGGACAATCATAACTCCCTCCCGGTTGACGATAACGGTGAGAAAGTACCACCGTATCGAGCATATCTCCGCAATTCACACACCTCCATACGGCTAATTGACCATCTTCCGTCCAATCTGCGACCAACATACCCTGACACCGGTAGCAGATCACGGAGGACCCTCCAAATCTTCAGCGTCGTCCATGTAGTTATCCACTAAATTCCGCTTGAGAATATCCAACATGAAATTGACCTGTGAGACGCGACCGTTACAGGAGGCAACGTCTAAGTCGCAAGTGTCCGTAAAATGCGTGCTCGCGACAAAGGCCATGACTGGATACCGACTTTTCAACTCAGCCAAAATATCATCGGTCGTCGCCAGCGCGAGATTCATTTCAGGCTCCACACGCCGGTAGGTACACGTCCTGGATCGTTACATTACTCCCTGCCATGACTTCCCCGAAGCGATTGAGGTAGAACGCCTCCGCAGTGTGAGATTCCTGGATCAAAAACACCCGTCCCCAAAAGCCTTGCCCGACTGCACACCAACGTTGCCACGTACGGAAGTCGTGCGGCGCACATCGATAGGACGTGACCTTAAATGGCTGTCCACTGAGCCGCGTCTCCTGAATGTCAGTGACGTAGCACCCAGCCGTAAAGAATATGGCTATAATTAGTTCAGTGGCGTTCACGTTTTCTTTCCATCCCGTAGGGACATAATGGGGTCATCCACAGGAATCAAGCACAGGATATGGGATAGGTCGATTGGAACGCCTGGCGGGAAGATCGCGATAAACGTCAGTACGTCATTGGGGGATTCACTCGGCCAAAGTTTCAGCACGCGCCACGGTCCGCCATTACCAAAGAGGCAGCGATCCACCCCTTCCGGGATGTCGTCGGCGGTCGTAATCAGAACATCGGTTCTCACTGGAGGAGGCACAGCACAACCCACTGTGACAAAACACAGGTAAATGACGAGAAGTACCGACATTTTGTAACAACGTATCATTTGCCGTTCGCCATCCTTCCAATAGTGGCGTCCTTTGCTTGACTACCAGCAGAACTTCCGAAATAGTACGACGCCACCTGTTCAGCCTTCGCGGAGAGGTACCCGATGACTGCTCCTACCATACCCAGCATTTCAGGCTCTAGTTTAGTGCCAGGCCAGATGTAGGGATGGGCGACAACAAACACCGCCACGGCGATAAACGCCCCTATAATGAGAAAGGCGAGCCGCGCGGGGGTAGAGTCCTTAACCTCCATTTCGCGCTTGCGGGCACTGTCACGGTCCTGGATATCAAGCCGCTTTTCCTCCAACAAATTCTTTGCCAATTCCATCGCGGTTTTCTCGCGTTGGTTGGCGTCCGGTATCCATTTCTCTAAACCAGCCTTGATAAGATCACTAACGGCGGTAATTGGGTCTAGGGCCATCGTATACTACTCCACGACCTTATTCACCCGTGAAGCGACGTCCTTCAACCACGAGAGGACCTGCTCATGCCGTTCGTCGTCCTGTTTCTCGTGTCCAACTTGCCAGGTCTCCATTTTTGTCAATCGCCCGTTCGACTTCTTCACCTCAGGCAAGACATGATAGACCAAAATGTACAAAACGGTCAAGTTCACCAGGAGGTTGAGTTTCGGGAGTTCCCGTATGAGATCAAAAATAAAGTCCATGATGATATTATCTCTTTAATTTATTGACATGGTAAGCTTCGCGCATGGTCATGGCGTTCCCCTCTCCCCGGTCATGGTGTTACCACTCAAAGGCCGTGACCCAATAGTCGTGGCTGTTACTAATCGACATCATGTAGCCAGCTTGATATTCAACAAATAGAGGATGGAGATGAACAACCGGACTGTTTGATGTTGCACCAAAACTTTGACCAGACGCCGCACCGATCAACTGAATCAATGCTGCATTATCCACATCGGTTGCTATAATATGTCCCACTTGCAAATTTCCACCGCCAGCCGCATTTCCACCACTAAATTCGACGATACAGCCTTGCGGCGGCAAAAATGCACTAAAGTCGTATAAGGCTTCCGCGCCAACCCCGGACGCCACCTTCCACGCTGACCCCGACACGGTCACTTTCCTGTTTTCTGCGCTAAACCATTTAATGTTTCCACTCCCGTCAATATAGAACCACCCAATCTGCACGGACTGGTCGTAGCCAGAGGGAGCGGAGAGGGCGGTGTCGTTTTGCGTCGTGTATGCCACGAAGTAGAAGTCGCCCACACCCGTTGCAGCCGACCACGCGCTCCCGTTGTATTGTTTTCCAGAGCCGTTGGCGTAACCACCAGCCGCGACCCCCCGCCAGGAAATGAACACGGTGTCGCTCTTGGCGTAGTCCCCCTCCATCACCAGATGGTACTGTGTACTAGCCGAAGCGGTAAACGGGGTGCGGAATGGGATACGAATAATCGTATTCACCGTAGGAATGCGCGAGGCGTCATATTTATCAGTGGTCGCCAGCGGCGTCCCAGAGGGATTGCCAGCCGAATCCGCTTGGATCGAGAACCAGATGTTTCCTGACACTGCTCCCGCCCGAACCAGTTCCACATCGATGAACTCGTGCTTTCCGCCTGTGGCGAATTGGATACCCTGTGCCAGACGGTCGGTTGCGGTGCTGGTCAGCAACCGCAGGGCGCGCGAAGCGTCCCGTGCAGTCGTGAAAGATGTATCCGAGAGATAATTCTTCGCCCGCAGCCCCCACAGCCCTTCACTCCCATCACTCCGTTTCCGCAGGTAGTAGAGTTTGTTCCATGTCGAGTTGACCGCCGCCGCTTGCATCCCACCGATAGAACCAGTCGTTGCTTTATCAAAGATCAGCCCTTGCGCTGGAGCATAATAGTGCCCATCATTGGTTGTAACCATTTCGAGGTCGGCGCGAATCTTGGTATTGACAACGTCGCTGTCCGGGTGTGAACGCACCACGCCACGGAAGTTAGGCAGGCCGACGTTGACGTACCTAATCTTGTCCGTTTGGTTGGAATCAGCGGCCAGCACCGTTCCATCTGTTCCGGGGGCGAGCCACTTTAACCCATCACTTTGACTGGTCTGCGGGATCAGGAGTGAACCGTCTGATCCAACTCCTTTACGAACCGGCGTCGCACTGCCGGTGGCGGTGATAAGGTCGCCCTTCGATGTCACGATAACTGAAAGGATCGCGTTCGCGACGGCAGTGGTGGTAATCACAAACCGCGTACCGTCGTAGGTAATATGCAGCATCGCCCCAGACGGAATGTCACCGGCGATTAGCGCACTAGTCCCGTTTTTCGTGATCGCCTTAGCCCCCAACCCACTGATATTGACTGTGACATTCGTGGTATTGGCCCCCGACGCAATAAACTTGAACGTCTGGCCTGCGACATAGGCGGAGAGAGCCGGGCTGGGTGTCAACGTGATGACATCTGGGGTTCCTCCTACGGTCGCGACGTACTCAGAATCTTTCAGTAGTGACTTAACGTTGGTGCCATCATACCAATTGATGTCCGCACCGTTCCGTTGTAGGTATCCAGTAACGGCGGGATAGGCGGCGGCATTCTGGAATCGAATATTCTTGAGTCCGGTTGCGTTAATTTCAGCTATTGCATTGCTGATTGCCGTCTGGTCCGCAACGCCGAACACATCGACAATCGCCAACGCCAAATCACGTATCCTATCATCGAGAACTGACGGCGCGTTCGACCCGATTGGGACTGTACTATTAAACTGGTTCGGGAGGGCCATACGTACTCCTACCCAATGTGGTCAAAAATGTCCAAATCGTGGCTTGCTTCCCAGTCTGTTCCACGTCCAAACGTCTTCCTGGACTTTTGAATCGTTCGAGGTGGAGAGTTCTTGGAAATCTCCCACGGTACGATATCATTGAGGGATTCCGTGTACTTTTTCTCGTAGAAGAGCCCCATCTTCTCGTAGCCTGGATCACCAGTTTTGGCAAAGAGCATGTTGAAGCAATCGGCGGCGACCCCATAGGTGAGTGGGGACTGGTGAACCGCGATCACGGTATCTGCATCTGCTGACGGAGCCATGACAAAGTATTGACCACTCAACGTCTTGGCAATGGACGGGAACGGCCAGACCTCGATTAAACGGACACAATCACTGTTTGCCCCCGCGTATATCCAATGAGTGGGGTCCGATGATCGTGACAAGCGATCTGGGTCATAGGCGTCCAAGGCGGCACGTCCACCGTCGAACTCCCGCAAGGGGTAATTCGAGGCCAATGAAATGATGACATCCGCGTCACTGGGAAGGGCATAGACACTCTGGAAAATAGTCCATCCAGCGGCGGTGTCCGTCGCACGTGCCCACGTTGCCGCATTTCCATTTCCGTCCTCCAACGTACCACTGGAGGTACTGACATAATTGAAGTAGAAGTATTGCTGTTCGGCCCCAATGCGAATCTGCCGTCCATCCATGGCGGATGTGAACGGCGTTCCGGCAGAGGTGATCGTACTGAGTCCTTGTGTGACGGTCACCGTTTGACTGGCCGTATTAGATACCGGAGCCACAAGGTTAAGCTTGAAATTCTTCCGTCGCTTGGACCAGGCGTTGGCGTCGTGCATGAGTGCGTAACGGGCCACTGCGATAGTTTCAACTTCCGCGATGGACAATTGCGCGTCACTACCGAGCAGCGTCGCCACCCTAGAGGAGACATCTCCTAGAGTGATGCACAGGTTCGCAGGAGTGGTGGGACTACCAATAACGGGCATGTTACAAGACTCTCCGTATCATGACTCGTACCAATCGCTTAAGGACCACGATGGCTTGAGCCGGTGTCGTGACGTTCGCATCCCACCATGTATTGAATTCATCGTTGGTCATGGCTTTGAGTTGCTGAATAACCGTATCCGCGTCAATCGCGACATCTAAGGCTTGAGCACGCAATTGTGCGACGGTCGGAGGATGGTTGAAATAGGCCACGACGTCTGGATGATCGCTCGCGAGGAACTCTTGGGCATATCCAAGCTGTTCCTTCGCAAATATTCCAGAGACCGTGCCAGTGAGAGTCCGTTGTACGAATGGCATTAGTTGTTCCCTCCTCTAGTATCGACCCAACCAAGCGTCGCAATATAGATCGTGTTGCTGGCGGCGGACGCATGAAGTCGGTAACGAATCTGCGCGGATGTATTGGTTCGAATGAGGAATAATCCACCTTGATTCACCGCGCTAACCTGCCCGTTTGCGGAGAGTTGATGCAAGGGAGCAACGGTCAATGATCCAGCTTCATCGTTCGCGTCCAAATCGCTGAAATGGGCACTAGCGGTCGCTCCCGCCGCAGTCGTGAGCAACGAGGCGTTAAACATCGCCATGACTTTAATTCCTACGGGAACCGACAAGGCCACCGTCACCGCCGACGTTCCGGGGTTGTTGGTACTTACGTCAAGCACAGACGCCTTCCGTCGAAAGTAGTCACCGTCCTGTACAAACGCAACAATCGCGGCACTTTCACGAAGAATCGCACCGATCCGACGTTTGAAATCGTAATTCGTGGGCATGGTCGGGGCACTGGCACTGGCCGACGCTAGAATGTCCACGACTCCTGTATCAGACCGCATAATCAAGTAAATGTGCCACGTTCCGTTGGCAATGGACCCGGTATCTCGCATCCCTTGATTTGTGCCGACAGTCCAGCCCGCGTCCAACTGCTTCGTTAAACTGCCGGTGAGCAACATTTTTCGCTTGGAGGTTGCGGCTGCGTCATCACTGACCGCCTGACCAATCGCAATATCGATATCATTGGTTGCGTCAGCGCCGTTATTTGACAGCGTAAGGCCAAACAACATACCACCATCTGCGACATTCCCGATAAGGTTTCCTTGAGCAGACAATGCTCCACTGACTGTCGCTGTACCAGTTAGTGTAGGAGATGATAAGGTCTTATTCGTGAGCGTATCAGTCGTCGCTCGTCCAACGATGGTGTCGGTTGTCGTCGGTAAGGAAAGGGTGGCTGCCCCTGCGTTCGTTTTAACCGCGTTAATATCGATACGGACATCACCGGTGACCGTTAAGTTCGTGTCGACCGTAACCGAGTCAGGTGTTCTCATTACGTCCGCCGCGCTGCGATACCACAACGCATCACCACCAATCAACAGACCGGCGTTGGCCCCGGTCGTGCCGAGTTTCAGCCGGTCGTTGGTGTTGTCGTAGAAAAACCCGGCGTTGTCCTCGGTTAGCCCACCGGTTGTCCCGGCAAACATGACTGACCCAGACGTAGCGGTCCCGGTTGGGAGTGTATTCGCTGGGTCGTAGAGCCGGATGTTGGAGGTATCGGTACTATCGAACGTGTACCCGGACTTGGTCATCACCAAGCTGTACAGTCCATTGGATGCGTAAAATTTGAAAGACCCGTCGGATTCGGTGGTCAACGGGTTGGTAAGTGGAGTAACCCCGTCATCGGAATACACGGTCGCGGCCCCGCCAGCCGCCAAGTTGACCTGGACGGAGACGCCAGCAATCGCGTTGCCGTGCGTGTCCTGGACTACATTACTGTACTTTTGCACGGGTCGAGACGCACTTTCTCCCCTCCGCTAAACCCTAGTATACGTAACTCTACGTATTCTTGCAAGGTCTTTATACCTACCACCACAGGAGAAATGGGAGGAGTGATCGACGTCCTTCGCGACGGTACTTTGGCCACCGGTTATACTCCGTGGGTACGACCGCCCTCTCATACCAGTATTCGACGCCGTAGTAACGCCCCCAGTACCCATTCCCCCAATATCCCGGTTGTATTGCCATATATCCTCATGGGGAGAGCGTGACACTCGTTCGGTTGCCATCCGTATCATTGGTCACCGTGGCGCGAGTCGTCGTGCCGTCCGGTGCCGTGAACACACCAGGGCCTGCGGGATACCCTGACGTCTTCCCCGACAAGATGGACAGTATGATGCGGAAGGCCTGCTTGGGCGTCCATCCAGTCTCGACCCCGTCCGTTCTGGCCAGCAACGCATCGGCGGTGGCGTCCCGCTCGGCTGACGTGAGCCCGACCGCAAAGCCGAAGGCGGTCAAGGTCCGGCTGGCCGTCGCCCACACCTTATCGGCTGCGGCCTGCGTGAGGTCGATCAACCCCCCAGCCGTGATGGACAGCGCTGAGAAGTTCGCAGGCAAGGTGAAGGTCGCCATACGCGAGGAGATGGCGGCGTCCAGTGCGGTATTCATGTCCACAGCCAGCACTTCAAATTCGCCGATCCCATCACGCCCAGAAATCCCCCCGACGGTCGCCACCACGTAGACTGAATAGCGCTTGCCCGCCTCAAAGCCATTACCGGCGGTCGCGTCGATCTGCACTTTATACAGTCCGGTGGCGACATTCGTGACCGTGGGGGCATAGCCCATGTCTGTCCCATCCTCAGCCACCGTCACCGTGGGTGTGCTATCGGCGTTGGTGGCCGCTCCCGTGGACACGCTGGACGTCCCGAAGTGCAGCCAGAACGAATCTGAAAGAAAAACTGGCGTCATAGACTGACCCTGCGCACCACCGGCGATCCCACAGGACGAAAGACCGCGCTTCCCGCAGCATCGGGCGTCGTCGGATCGCGCAGATAGATGTTGACGGTCCCAGGCACAACCGTATTCTTCGTGATCCCAGCGAGGTCAGGTGAGCCTGTCAGATAGCCGGTCAACTGATAGGCCACATTCATCGGCACGGTGATCGTGAAATTCCCGCTGCCGTCCGAGATCGCTTCCGCCACGACTGGCGATGGGCTTTCCCATTCCGCCTCATTCGGATTGCCCGCCGACCAAAATTTACGCGGTGGAGTGGCCGTCACCGCCATGCGTCCGGTTTCGTACACCACGACGCGGCAATTGCCCAATGCCGCCCCCGCCCCAGTCACAGTCTGGCCACTGATCGTGAAGATGTTGGACGCCCAGAGGAGCCCACTTTGTATGATCGCTTGGCCATACTCCAAACTGAGCCACACCCCGCAGGGGGTGGCGATCCCACCGTTGGCACGAATATGACGCTCGCCCGATTTGTTCCGCCGGAGTTGAGCGCGGTTGATCTCGACGAATGAATTCATGGGTGGCAAGGCATCTTCTTCCTGCAACACCGAGTCGAATCCTGTGATCGTCTTGCCGCCCAGCACATCGGAAATGTCGCCCTGATTCGCTGGATCGAAGGTTGACTGCCGCATCTGCTCGCCTTGCAGCACAAGGTCGGTTGGGTCGGATGGGCTTGACAGGATGACCGGCATTTAGATCACTCCACGATGCCACATGGGTGCGAAGATTCTGGTTTTTGAAATGTTCCAGCCACTATATTGACTATCCACCCAGTCTTTAATCCCGTTGATGACTTCGGAATTGAAGGCCACCTCCAATAAACCCGTGTTAAGCTGGATCAGCACGCTGCCATTGGCGTAGTTCGTGCCGTCGGTGGCTTGAATCGAGAGGACGACATTATACTTATCCTCATTCGAGGGTGTGTCCACGTTGACGATACTGCAAATCGCGTGTAATGTCATGGCTGACCTCCTGGATGCTTTATAGAAAGTCCTTCGGACCCGCTCCACTCCAAACACCAATTCTCCGGTCGCGTGGCCGGAAAGATGCCCGCAAAGGCTATTCCGTTCGGCGCTGGAATCACGACCGCACGGGGCGATTTCAGTCGGCATTCCTGTACGCCAAGCCCCTCGTAAAATGCCTTGCAGGTTGTACAGGTATTGGTCGTAGACATGCCAGTCTACGTTCAATTAGGGCGTCAGTTGCTCGATGAGGAACTGATGTAGCGTCAGCGAGCCGGTCGCCACCGTCTGCGTGAAGAAGAAATCCAGCGTCAGGGCTGATTGCGAATTGAAGCCCGCCCCGACCACCGGGGCTGTGTTGAACGCCAGTGTGTTGCCGCCAGGACCAGGGCCAGTCGTCGGCACGGCAGTATTGAGGCCTGCCTCAGACAGCCAGTACCATTGCTGCATGAGGGTCGCGGCGGTGCCGGACCCGACCGACCGACAGGTGAACAGCCCCTGCAACCAGAAATGCACGTTGGTCTTGGCGACAACGTTCAAATTGATCGCCAGCGTATCCGCCGCGACGATCCCGCCGAGCCGGAGATCAAAGCGAGCCGTACCAGGCGTGGTCACGACGCAGGAGATGCGCCCTGTGGCCGTCAACCGCCAGATGCGCCCGATCTGCCAGTACCCCGCAGGCAACGTCGTCGGCACGTAGGTCGGAACGCACGAGGCGGCAGCCGCCGCCGTCAATGTGGGGCCGTCCGTATAACTCGATGCGATCACCTGTACGGCCATGCGTGTCTCCTTTTACTCAGCCTGATGACGACTACCTGGCCGCCAGCTTCTCAAAGTATCTTGTCACGCTCGGTGGTGGCGTCGTGCCGCTGTGCCGATTTACTGAACCGACTTCACCAACCGGCTCAAGTCGTTCTTAAACTGATCGATGCGGGACTTGACGGTCGCTTCTTCCTCGAATAACGCATCGAGGGCTGCCTGTTTCTCAGCCTTCACTTGTTCTACGCTCTTGGCGTACGACCCTTGAAGGGCCACAAGCTCGGCCTCTGCTGCCGACCGCTGCGCTTTCAGGTCCTTGGTGATCTGGTCCACCTCGCTTTTGGCGTACTTTCGGGCGGTGTCGACCTCATCGATGGCGTACTTGAGTTCCGCGTCGAGTTCAGCCTTTTGCTTATCAACGTAGGATTTATACGTTTCGTACTCCACCTTGGCGTCGTTGTACGTAATCTGCATGTCTTGGACCGACCGAACCAGTTCATCGACCTGTCTCTGCAAACGGTTGATCTCATCCCCCATTTTCACCGCTGAGGCGCACGCCTCCTCTAAGTGCTGGAAAGCCCGCGCCACTCGGTTCGCTTCACGAGCATAGGTGTAAATTTCGTTCCATTTCATGGGTGTCTCGTCTGCCATGGTTATCACTCCTTACGAGATACCGATACGAACGTGCTGGGTCGCTCCGGTGCTGCCGAGGGCGGTTGTAGTCGAGGCCGCAACCACGCCAAGCTCAAAGACGATCCCATACGTTGGGAGACCATCACCGTCCGACGGATCATTGGCAGCGGAGCGCACCACCCACGTTGGAACGGTCGTTCCCACGGTGACATCAGTGATAGCCGCCGCATCGAATATTTGTGTATACGCAGTCGCCGCCGTGGTGTTGATCGCACGAACCGCCGTCACCACACACCGGCCCTTCTTGGCGAGTGTGGCGGTACTACCCAGTGAATTCAAGTTCACACGGGTTGAGTAATATTGCATAATCACTCCTCACACGTAGACAGGAAGGGGCCGTAACGCCCCCTCCTGCCTTACGTTATTGACGAACTACACCCCGAACGCCACTACGCGCACAGAGGTAATCGTTGATAGATCATCCGTGTTCGCGATTTCCTTCAACGGTCCCCACCGTGACGTGACGGCACCAGCACTGGCTTCTCGCGCGATGCTGATACCTGACGAGACGCCCGGCCCAGCCGTCACTGCGTAGTCGTCCAAGGTGGCGGCCCCCGCAGCGGCGTGCGCGGCCCCTTGAGTGTATACCTTCACCTTTGAGTTCGTGTAGTCGTACTCGAACACAAACCCAATCTGCGGCTGGAAGGAGATGAAATCGACCACGCGCAGTCCCATGTCTGCGGCGGTCAACGATTCTCCACCCGTCGCATATGAGTTATCGAACGCGATGGTCACAAAGGACACGCGCCGATTGCCCATGTTGGTTTGCCAATCACCTGTTTTGGTAACGGTTAATGCCATGTCGTAACCTCCTTTCTATCGTAGTGAAGGTTACGGCGAGGCTCCGACGCCCGCACAGGTGAACAGCTTGAGGTACACGAGGGCTTTCGTCGAGTTGGTGACCGACGCAGCCATCGTAAACCCGACCCAGTTCTCTTGCGCCGCACCACCACCGGTTGCCACCGATCCGGCAGTACCGGAGATGATAACGTCCGTATTGACCGCAATCGCGGTCGTGGTACATTTCACGGTCGCAGGACCTTCCGCCTGAATCCAGCCAAAGTTTCCGTCGCTAAGTCCACCGGTGCCGAGGAGGACACCATGGTTATTGACCGCGAGTGGCTGGGTACCAAAGGTCGCGATGTCGCCCTGCCAGTTGGCTACGATGACCGCATCATCCGAACCACTGTTGGGCGCGGCAGTCAACGCATAGTCCGCTTCCAGGTTGACCAACGTGGCCGTGTTGCTTTTGCAGATACCTGTCTCACCGTCCGGGGCCGTGCCACCGGTGTTCATCTGGATCAACACCATCTTCCCGTCATGGGCGGAGGCGGTGAGACCAGACGTCACAATCTGGGTTGCGGTGGACGCAGTGGTCATGTTCGTGACCGCCACGTTTGCGGGCTTCATGACCATCGTGCTCGCGGTCAGAGCCGATCCACGCTTGTTCTTGATGTACTTGAAAATGCGTGGATATCCATAGGCGTCCATCACGAATGAAATGGAGCCTGGGCGGTGGTTCGGGGTTGACGTGTCGTCTTGAATCGACGCGCTACCCATTCCCACCAAATTGCCGAGTCTGAAAAACAGATCAGCACTCATTGCTGCTCTCCTTTATGTCCGTCGGTAAGGGCAAAAGACGACGGGACGGTAACCATCGTCTGCTTCCGGTCCATTTCGCTTCCATTGGCGAAATGCCCACGGGTTGCGAATTGCACCGGCACCACTTGAAGGTCCGGGCTTGGGAGCCACCCCCCAAGCCACTTCTTTACATCCAGCAACAAGGTACCGACATCAAACCGGTGGCGGTGATGTGCCCCCTGCCTGACTTCCACATAGGCACAGTTCTGTTCCAGAGCGGCACGGAGGACGTAGCGAGCGACAAAGACGCATGCGCCTTTTTCACACGGCCAATCCTTTGGCACGCCTTCCACCACCATCGTCTTATCGGACGAGGTGGGGATCGGTGCCTTCGTCTCCTGTGCCAAATCTCTGTAGAACGAGTTCTGCATGGTTCATGTCAAGCCATTGCTGTATCCTTGCAACCGAGGCGACCGGCAGATGAGATCACCCCAGGTGATTATCTGTCCGATCATTCGCTGTTGGTTGGTCGGCTCCATGAACCCACGGAAGCGGAAATCCCACTTCTTGTGCGTATAGAACCTCCACCATTTGGTGTTCAGGAAGTACACCGTCCCGGATGGACAGTGCGAGTCGACCGTAACATCCGCTGCATTCATACGAACCGACTCGAAACCAACCTCACGCTCCGTTTCGGGCTTGTTACGCTCCGACGGCTGTGACCGTTCCCAAATACGGTTCCACAACGTTTGGGTGGTCGGCATGAGGTCGGGCTTTTCGCGCCCGATCACACAGGACCCATAGTCGTTGTTGAGCCCGGACAGGGATAAGGCTCCACCGGCGGTATTTTCAACACCCGCGAGCAGGGCATTGCCTGGGTCGCCAGCAGTTGACGACCGAGTGATGCCTCCGTATGGAACAGAGGTGGACCGTGTGACTGCGTTGCCAAGACCGTCCACATCGTTTGACCCGTTTCCCGTTCCGTCGGAGAAAATCTGGGTCGAGATATTGTCGATCATGGACAGTTCGCCGTTCTCCATCGCCGCTTCGACGAGGTCGAAGACCTGATCCGGTGAATCGTTGAGGTCGACATCGACCACGTCGAGGTTCACCGGCGCGTAGCAGAACTTCCAGTTGAAAATCATCATGGTGCTGAATTCCTTCGTGGACGTATCAAACTCCGTCCCACGTCCATAGGACGAGGCCGGGAAGTTCGCGTACACGAACGTTTCCTGAATGTCGCGCCCACCACCGAGCTTGACGTTCTCCTTTTTACGGATATACGCCAGCAAAGGTGCTGAACCGAAAAAGTTCAAATCTGTTACTTACTAACTACCGAACAGTGTGTTAGACTGTGCTCGGTAGCGGGCCGTCATTTCTGCGGCCTCTGACGGTTTGCCATCCCGTCAGGTCGGACTGTCGCATATTCACTTCATGGTTATGAAGCGAACCCCACTCACTCAGTCTCTGCAAGTGAAGGCATAGTTCATATGCCCCCTTCTTGAGGGTTGCCCTATCATCTTGGAGGGGTTTCCCCATTGATCAGAGCGGGTTTAACGTGGACAACTTACTTATCCACCAACCCCGGACGACGGTTCTCGTACGTCGCGGCATAGAAGGTGTTAAGGGTCTGTGTTCTCGTTGGGGCTGCCATAGTTCACGCCTCCTTGCGTGCTGTGCCGGGGTGACTCTATGACAGGCCCGACGAATCGTTAGATTCGCGGAAACTGTTCACGAAGTCCTTCCGTACCCACGGCCTCTTTGACGGTGGACATGACGTTCTTGAACCGATCCTCACGTTTCTCCGTTGGTTTTGGTTGATCCGTGGGTCGGCTGAACAAGCCACCATTATTACCGATTGATCCAAGAGATTCCTTTTCACGACGTTCACGGTCCGCCCGCAGTTCACTGAGTTCCTTCTCCAGTCTCGACTTGTCACTCCGCAGCGAGAGGGTTTCTCCCGCCAGTGAGAGTGGGTCGATGTTTTTGGGGTCCGCGTACTTCAAGGCTTCATCGTGCCACGCACGGGTTTCCTGGAGCTTCTCCGGTGGAAGGACACGTTCCAGGGTTTTCCACAATACGTCACTGAATGCCTTGTGCCGTTGATCCAACTGGGACGAAATCTGTTGGGCCTGCTTCTGCCCCCAATCTTCAACCGTGCGAGCGAACTGCTGCGTCCACGGTGCCAGCGCACTCTGGAAAATACGTTGTGCGGTCTGGTTGATGAGTGCGTCCTTCTCCTGCTGCGTGAGGAGTTCCACCCCTTGGGTGTTCGCCACGGCATACTGAGCCTGCTGATACGCCTGTTGCTGCATGGCTTGGGAGTTCGGTTGCTGCTGCGTCATCTGACCATTTCCACCGAACTGCTGCGGCTGTGCCCCCTGGTAACCATGCCACCACTGTTGGATCGGTTGGTTATATTTTCCATACCACTCTACGATGGGAGCCGCCTTCTGTGCCCACTCCAGGATTTCCTGGTACTTCTTGGCGTAGTCTTCATACTGCTTCTTCGTGTCGCCCAGCGACTTGCCCTGTTCACCCAACTTTTTTTCAAGCTCGGTATAACCCTTCTCGGCATCCTCCATGGTGTCGTACTTTCCAAGGAATTTGCCAGTTTTTGGGTCGCGAGCTTGTCCGTCTTTCTCAGCCATGGTGCATTACCTTTCCTAGAATCCGCCGCCTCGTGAGAGGGTGTGACGGGTAGGGGTTATGAGGAGATTATTCATCCTCATGTAACGTGGTAGAGTCCTCATCTTCGTCCTCGTCTCCATGTCGGAGTATTTCCAAGGCTTCCTCGATATTGGACTTTACACGTTTATTCGACTCGGCCTTATACGCCATGTGCAGGTTCTCGATAGCTGCCTGCAATGAATCCTGGGCGCGACCAGCATGTCCGGCGAGCATCTCCTCCAGGCGAGCCGTGACGGGCTCGGTGTCTGGAGCAGTCTCGGTGAGTCCGGGGATAAGGTCGAGATCGGTCTCCACGCGCTACTTGCCTTTCTTACTGACGGTCGAAATGGGATCGCTGCCCTTCCGTTGCTCCTTCGATGGTGACGTAATCTTGTTACCATCAGAGTATTTCTCGGTCGGGGCATTGGATTTTGGGTGCATATGAACCTCCTATGGCATGATCGGTGGTGGGGTGACGGGAGCGGGCAGTCCACCGGGTTGCGGCGCTCCTTGCTGATAGTGCCACGGGAACGTAGACGGATACTTCGGCATTCCAGTTTGGGGATTCAGTTGTTTACCGCCCATCAACGCATTCATCAGAGATTCGACCAGGTTGAGTGATGGACCGGCGTCAGGAGGAGCCCCTGGGGTAGGAGACACGCCAGGGGACGACACCGTCTCGTCTTTTCCAGCTTGATCGATCTGCCGTTCAGCCGCTTTTCCACCGTATGGCATCGTTACCTCGAAAAACTGCGCGTATGTTTTCGCGTTTGATCGCGGTGTTTGAAATAGTCGACTTCACGCAACCGCTTCCGTGCGCCGGACTTTGATAAACCCCCGCCGAGATTCCGTCCACTATGACTCACGACCCGGTATTTACCTCCACCTTCGGAACGGATCATTGCGGTCGCCCACCTACGACTTTTTCTTACTGCACGGCTGAACCCCCTTCGATGGAATGGGGGATGAAATCAGCTTGCAAGGAACCTCATGCGACGGCGCTGACTTTTTCATATATACGTACTCCTACGTAGATTGCAAGGTAAATTTTTTTAGACCAGCCCTCGCGCTGCGGTCAATTGGTTCTGCATTTCCAGGTTTGGGGCCTGCATCAACCCCGCCATGGGAGGCGGTGGCATCATCGGCGGACCACCCATCGGGGGTGGCGGTGCGCCGGGAGAGGACCCCATCGGCATCGTTGGTACTGGACTAAGACCGGGGGAGGGAGGTCCAGCCATGGGTCCAGGTGATGGCGATGGGGCTAAAGGAGGTGGTATCATCTTCTTCAACTCCGCCAACAAAATAACCAGTTTGTCGACGTCACCCAGTTTCCCTTCCAGTTGCGTTTTAGCCGACGGTTCACTTTTGGTGTAGCCGTCATGCTCATCCGTGTGCATTTAGACTTTCATCCCCGCCAACGGTGCCGCCATGGACCCGCCCGGTGAGGAGTTCATGAGCGCACTCTGTTGAGGGTTGACCATTTGTGCGCCGTCACGCTGACGCTTGCCGAGGTCCATTTTCTTCAGCAGTTCGTAGAAGCCGACGCCTTGCATGATCGCGTCACGCTGCGCCGGGTCCTTGTCCATTAGAAAGGAGAGAATCAATTTGCCACGGTCGATCTCGTTGCCTTGCGGGGCGGGCGGCGGAGCCCCCATGCCGGGCGGTGGGGGTGGTCCCATACTCGCCGGATTCATGTTGGGTTGCGCGAGCATCCCCAACAAGGAGTTGCTGGAACTGGGGGGAGTCATCTCATAAGGCATACGTAGTTCTCCCTATTTCAACTTATACACATTATGGGATAGGTCTGTCAAGTCCTTGTCCACGTTGGAGGGCCTGCGCCTCGGCATACCGTTTCATCACCATCTCCACCAAGTTTCCAAAATCGAATGAGCGACGCTGGGCGGCATCGACCGCTTCAGGTTCAGTGGGATACGATAATTTCTCATACGGGAACTGTAACGGAAGGACCTGGCCTGGTAGGGCGGTAACGCCTGGGGTATTTACGACTCCAGGCCCGTAGACGTTTTCGTACCGACGGCCTGGTGCATCCTGTGTAACAGATTGTTCGTGTGCCATATATTACCCTAGTTTGCTTTCTTTCTCTCAAATCCCGGAGGAGGAAAAGTCTTAAACTCCTCCTGCACATCTAGGAGAATGCGGTCCACGTCATTGAAGTCCGCCGCCTCCAAAACCATTTTTCTCGTGGCACATCCCAACATCATGAGTTTGACCATCATTTCCGCCCGTTTCTGTCTGGTTCCTGGAGCGGAAGAGCCAGGTAGTACCGCGAACCGCAAGTGACGAAAGACATCCCGACGGTCTTTATCACTGACCGGTGAACCATCGTCGTTGATGAACAGTTCCTTACGGTTTAGGATATACTCGAAGGCTTCTCCACCAGGGCCGAGCAAGTGGAACACGCGGTCTCCTGGCCAAAATTGGAGAATCCTGGCCATGAGCTTGCTCCCAACACGACCGTAAAAGTCTTCCAAGCGGGAGGCGCGGCTACGGGTCATCAGGCTGGCCCCTTCCTGAAGTCCTTCAATGGCTTGACCGGACTGCAACGAACCTGGGTGTTCTCCCAACGTGACGTCGGTGACCCCGGTCATTAACTGGGCATAGGTGAACAGGGCTTTCGCCATATTGAGCTTGTCGGCTCCAAATGAAGGGGGCGGTGTTACGGTCAGTTCCTTGTTTGCGCTGGTTTTACGAAGAATCAAGCTGTTGGTGATCTTTTGAAGGTTTGCCCACTGTGCCGGGTCCAACACATCTGAGGCACCGGTTATCAAGAGAAAATTGCTGAGAATGTGGTTGGCGACGGTACCGTCCAGTATCTCATTGAAAGAGAGTTGTAGACGCTTGAGCATCATCGGGGCACTGATCCCCCATGGGTGCTCCGGGTCAACCCCCCAATCAAACCAGTCCACTGGGAATTGTCCATCCCAATACGGGACCGGACCGTCCCACAAAACCAGGTCCTTAGTATAGATGAGCCGACGACCATGCGGAAAATAGGGTTCCCCGTCGGCCCCGCACTGACGATCACGCAGGAATGCCTCGTAAATGTACGTCCGTGGAATGATCCGCGAGACGGACTTACGAGGCGAGGACTTCAACAGGTCCGTGACCGGTGACTTGATCGATATGCCGGACCGTTCCTTGTCACTGGTGAAGGAGACATCTTCAGACTTGATAAGCGCCCCCCGGCCAGGAAACCGGTAGACCAGTTCGTCCACCGGCTTAATCCGCTCCACAATCACGAACTCTCCCTGGTCAATCTGGGAGGATTCGTTGATCTGTGGATCGAAGTGGACCTGGTCCTTGGTGAGGATTTCAATGCTGACGCAGTCATTGATGGCGTCGTAGCCGGTGTACATGCCGGATGACCGGCGAATGGCGGAATTGTGGCACATGCGGTAGCTTTTGCGCTGCATGTCCTCTTCCTGCCAGACGGCGGTCATGGATTTCTCCAGTGCCGACGCCATTTTCTTAAGGCCCTGCTTACGGTTCTCGACTCGTAGGACGGGACGGTTGTCGGTGAGCCCGGCGACCATGCGGTCGATGAACATTTGCACGAAATCGCAGGAATAATATTGGTTGCGGTCACCGGGTTTATACTGACCCCGGTAGAGTTTCAGGGCGTCCTTATCATCCTCAACTGGACAGAACTTTTTCTTGGCGTCCTCAGACTCCTCCTTGAGTTCGTTCAAATAATCCAGGACGTATTGCTCGTCCTTGGAATTCCCGGTTGAGGTTTTTGTATCAATCGCCCCAGGGAGCGACATCAGCGACCTATCATGGCTCTAGGCACGCGAGGATATTGTTTCGGCATCGGTGGCGTCAGGTCCGGGTTACGGGGAAGCTGTACCTCCTGAGGACGGGTCGCCCGCATCTGGGCTACAAGATGTTTCCGTCCGCATGAGTCGGACCCATCTGCTGGGGGCGGACAAAATTGCTGTCCTTTCGTGACCGGCACGAAGTAGCGATGACAATACTGACACTCAGATTGGTCCGGCGGAGGACTTTCCAGTGCGGCGACCGTGGCATCTGTCCACGGCCCCAAGGTATCTGCGACGGCCCCCTGCTCGCGGGCTCGAAGGATTGCGGACATGATGAATGAGGTGACTGGGCGTTGCGTATCCTTCGCAAGTTGGTGAATCAGATCACGGTGTTCAGGGTCGAGACAACTCACAATCATTCGGCAGGCGTCTTCGATGTTGGTGGGGGATACTGGGATCGGTGGAGTCAGCGCGACATTGGCTGCCGCCTCCTCCATTAGTTGCTGTACGATAGTCGCGAAGTGCCGTTTGGGGCTTTTCCCCGGCAGCGCCTCCATCCGTTCACGGGCAATCCTGACCCACGACTCCGGTACTTCCAACATGACCAGTTCACGACCAGCAGGTTCAGACATGGTGAGTCCTCCCATTCGTATTACTGCGTAGATAGCACCCGGTCTACATACGACCCTAGCGTATTTGAGGAGACGCCGTCAAGTAGATCAGCGTCAATATCGTGGATCAGCCACTCCCGCCCGGTTTTCGGCTGGGTGGGCGGCAGAGGAGCGAAAATGGGGGCGCGTTCGTCGGTGGCACTCAAGACCGCCAACATCCACGCAGTGATGACGTCGTCGTGGGTTCCTGGGGCCGCCCCCCATTCATCAATCCCAATCGTCAGGAACGACCGCATTTCCTTGAGGAGTTCCCGTGAACGAATAATGGGGCGTTCGCGAATGAGGGCCTTTACTGCATTGTGGACGAGCCACGTTTTATCCCGTTTAGTGTAATAGAAGCCTAGCCTGGACGAGACCTTTTCCTGGGCGTCATCACGGCGACGCCATTGCCAGATGTTCGGGTAATTACGTTTTTGCAAGTCTGAGAGAAGGGCATGACCCCACCCGCCGGTGATATCCGGGGTCATTTGCCCGGAGTTGTACGCACGGCCCAGCCAATAGGTGAGATTGAGGAATTCCTCGCTGGACGGGTCCATATGGAGACGCACTTCCGCCACTTGTTCCAGGGTATCGCGCCGCAACACGATAATCACCGTCCAGTCGGCTCGTTCGGTCGCGCCACCCGCCACGTCGACGCCGATATCGTAGTACACTCCCTCCTTCGGAAGTTGCCAGACTTCAATCTCCCCGCCGATGTTCTCTTGTAAGCCGTTGGCGGTGACCACATGCCGCACGCCTGGCTTGAGGTGCGCGTGAATGTAGGTGAGATGCTCCTCCTGGAATGTTTGCATCGTGCCTTGCGGAAGTATCCACGACTCTCCCCACGAAAATGCATATTCCTGCCCAAAAAGTGCCAAGTTGGTGGAAAAGGTCGAGCGCGTCAATCGATACCACACCATATTTTCGAGGGTGAGACCACGGTATTGACGTAATAGGTCCTTCTCGAATTCCGTCAACTCAAATCCTTTGGGCACCGGTAAGCGATAATCCTGGTGCATGAACCAGGGGACGAAATGGAATTCATACTCATTTCGTTCCTTCATCGCTTCCTCGGCAAAGTCCTTGAACCAATCTCCACCGAATCTGGAGGTCGACTCGATGATGACAACACTACAGTCACGTCCAGTCGCAGACGAGATGGACGGGAATAGTGATCCCTGGATTTCGCTGCCGTTGGGGTACCGAGCGACTTCCGTGAGATGGACGATGTGGTTCATCTGAGACGCGCCGACGTGCATGTTCCGGGCGTGGTTCACCAGGATTTTGCTGTTGCGGTTGGTGAACTCCATCTTGGACTTACTGCGGTATTTGGTCAACGGGCGTAGTTCCGACGGCAACGCATCGTAAAACCCGGTGTCCATTTGGAACATTTCCATCGCGTCGGGCTCATCATGAGCAACCACGAGCGCGTTGGTGTGATCGCGGAATGCCGTGCGGTGGAACGAGAGGGCGCGACAGTAAGTACTGCTGCCGACTTGTCGGCTTTTTCCCCAGACCTGTCTAACCTTTCCCGTACGCCGGAGTTGGTCCTGAATAGCCGCATGAAGATATTGCTGGACGTTGTTGAACTTTAACGTCGGAAAGCCGATGACATGCTTGGACTTGAACCGCAGGTAATTACGGGCGAGGTAATCGAAGTCGTCCTCGCACAGTTTCTTGATATGCGCCCAGCGGACTTGTTGAGGGGTTAGAGCCATCCTTGTCTCCCCTTAAACGTTCCAGTGTCCGCCGGATCGTATGATGCCTTACCTTTTCGTCCAAGTAAGACATCGACGAGGGACGGCGGTTGTTCCAGTTCTGGCTGTTCCACGGAGATGGAGGACTGAAGCACCGGTGTCTCGTCCGTCGATGTCAACAGGTCGAGAATGTACAGAACGTAGCGATATATACGGATACTGACGAACAATAACGCGGCTACGGCCAGGAGGATACATCCCAGCAGGCCGATGACGATCCAGTCAAACATGGTCATGGTTGCTCCCTCCCGAATCGGGTCAAGTGGTATTGACGTTCACGGTCGGTCGTGTCGTCGGATTTACGACCAGCAAGTTGCTCGGCCAAGGCACCTCCGGCGAGGCCGGTCGCAGCGACGGGAGCGGTCTGGAACAAGGGCTGTCCCTCACCCAAAATGGAGGCTTTCATATTGGGGGTGAGACGGACGGCCCAGACTTTTTGAACGTTATTTTTTTCTGGAAACGCGGCATTGAATGCAGAACCTAGAGAGTCACTAAACGGCATCTCCATTTGCTCCACTTTTGCCCCGTATCGTTTCAGGTACTTGTTCATCTCGTTGACGAGTTCCCGGTCGTAGAAGGTATTCATTTCCTGCCCGCCAACATCGAGGTCGAGGCCAGAATAGATTAAGTCTGGGTTGGTCCGTGAATCCTCAACAATTTTATTCGCCATCTCCTTTCCAACGGCACTTTCTAACTCAGATCGTCTTAATGTGCCAAGAAAGACCGGCGCACCATCATTACTCACTGCTTTTATAGTATAGTTACCAAGCATTCCATTATAGTGTGAATCAAGCGATGTAATATGATTACTCAACTTATACCGCTCCCCTTGCTGACGTCCGGTCGTCCACGCCAGGAGGTCCTTGTTATTCTTGGCCGCGTCGTAGAGGGCGTACTTCATGCCCAAGACCGGCCAGGTTTTCTTGAAGGGGGCGTCAGGGACACCACTGTATTCTTTCCCATATCCGCTTTTACGTCCAGCCTGGTGCCAGTCACTTTGTAGTTCCTCTACAAATAAGGCTTGCTGCCCCTCCTGGGTGACACGATCCTTGACGCGCAGGTGGACGAGGGGATTGTTGACGTCTGAGAAGTGAGGGGATTCATAAGACGGCCTTCCCTTTGACGCGGTCTTTGGCACGGTCAAAATAATCTCTCGATAGTTCTCGCCACCGGGTTCGGTATATTGACGGTATTTGGGTTCTTTTCGTTTTCGCGCTTCTTCTAAATCTGCTGCCCTGTTACGTAATTGGTCATACTCTGCTTCGGCTGTGTCCATTTCTCTTGAGAGGGCTGAATTAGCTCTATCCTCCATCCATTTATCCATAGCATCATGAAATTTACGATATGAGAGTCGTGCCTGTCGGTATGCCTCGGTTGTTTCTGAGTCAAGTTGTTGGTCTTCACCACGAACATCCACCCCAACCTGAGGCCGCGTCTTTTGAATGTGTTGAATGAACTCATCGCGGTTCACTTGGGGATGCTTCGCCAGATAGTCCTCCACGCCGCTCCAGTCGAGTTCCTCCTGTTTGACTTGCGCTCCTCTCATCGCACCACGGACCTGTTCAATTGGCGCGGTCTTAGGGGTGCGCTGTATGAGGGCTTCCTCTAATTTGGAATACCACGGGGTACCTTCGATTCGACCAGGCAGGCCCCTGACGTTCATCATCATGCCGGTGGCTTCCACGCCGGGGAAGTTCCCGGTGGCGGCTTGCCAGAGGGTTTCCATCAACCGTGTACCCAGCGTGGGCTGGTAGGGACTGATCGTCGCCGGAGGTGGAGGCGGTTGGAATCCGTAGTATGGCGGTTTCTCCGGTCCAGTAACACTCGGTGTGAAACCGGGTGGAAACGTAAACTCGTTGGAGGCCGGGACGTTAATCTGAGCCACTTACCACCCCTGTTCCACTTCCTTCGCCAAGGTCTGGCTCAATACGGGGTACGGCCCCAAGAACAAGGAGACAATTTTGGCACTGTTCTGTTCCCGGTAGCTCTGTGGAGTCTTGCCACTGAAAAGATAGAATAACGCCTCGTATTCGGCCTCCCCCACGACCAAGGCGGGCATCCCATGAATGGTTCGCATGTAAGGTTCAGGATGCGCGAAGATGTGTTCCGCCAATTCACGCCCCATCGTGACAAGGACATCGGGGTCCCGCTGTTTAATGTTGGCATTCTCCCCGTTCTCCAGAAAACGGACGGCGAGCGTGGGGCGCTTGGTGCCTGTACGAGCGGAGGTTTTCGCTGGAATGGACCCGAACCATCGTGTCCACCAGGAATGGTTATCGTTTTTCTTTCTCGCCTGCGCCATAGGTCCAGTGTTTTCCTTTTATAATTCTACCTATCTGCTGAAAAGATACTCCAAATTGTCTAGAAAGGTCGATATATCGGACATTACCAGTAGCGTACAAAGATCGTATGGCATCAACATGTTGTCGAGTAAGTTTGGCATTGGTGGGAGTGACTCCCCATGCTCGTGATTCTGGGTGAGTGTACATACCATTTCGTTCGCCTACCGCCGTTCTTCCTTTCATGGAGGCATCACGATTATTGTCCTTCGCTGTCCCGATAAATAGGTGACTAGGATTCACGCAGCGCATATTATCACAATGATGACAAACGAATATTCCACGAGGAATCTCACCAAAATGAAGTTGATAAGAAAAACGATGAGTGCCTATCCTTTTGCCTTTTACTTTTAATTTACCGTATTTTCCAGAAATCGTCGATCCCGTCCATTCCCAACATCCAGTGTCTTGTTTAATTACATACGACCAAAAACGTTCCACTGGAGACATTCGTCTTCGCGTATGCCATATGCTCATTTTTTCTCCTTTTGTCCTGCTCCTATCGACCCGCCTACGAAGCGTTTATCGTGGATTTCGGTGGATTTACACTTCGGACACACAAATGTCCAACATCCCTCAAATTCACGGGCCACTTTCATGATACTACGGCACCACTCACAGAGACGCACACGGCTGGGGACTGATTGAGGACCGCGTGGCCGTCTTTTAATAATATCCCACGCATGGGGGTGGATGGTCAAATACATTATCCCCACCTCCGTTGTTTTCCGCACGGCGGGACGTCCATCCGGGAGGACGGTCTTCTCGTGATTGCTCGCCTGCTTGAGCGCAAGACCGAACTGGTCGGCGCGGCACTCGACCCATAAACTGCCGTCCGATCTATGAACGCTTCTCATTGGGAAGGTCTTCCCAGGCCCACTTGCCGGTCCGTAGCATCATGCTGAGTTCCTTCGCACGTGGGCCGACCTGTTTGGCCCAGAGACTCAGGAGCATGTTGTCGGCGGCTTTGTCATACTGACCGTTTCGAATGAACGTCAGGGTGTTGACAAACGTCAGGAGGCGGTCGATTCCCAGATTGAATGCCATACTGAGCACGACTGCTTGTCTCACTTCATCGAGCTTGGTCCACCATGGAATAGCGCGGGTGAGGTCGTTCCGGGTGCGTTCAATGTCGTTGGTCAATAACATCATCGCCTCGTCGTGCGAGAGACCGATGTCGGTGAGATTCCTGCCGATTCCTATTGAAATTTTCCCTTTAATAGTACTCCCAGCAGTAACTTGCTCTCCTGTGAGGTCATCATAAGGAAACGTTCTCAACCCTTCATGTTTTATTAGCATCTCGACTAGAGGGTTTTCTAAAAAATTACCCACGATAAACCTCACGACGACAGGCACGACACAATCGCCCACCTGTTTTACTTACATATGTATTAACAGAATCGAACACATGTCCTCGTTTACAGTGAGTTTTATTTTTATTTCTTGGCTGGCGAGATTTCCAAATAGTCAGCGCGTTTGTGATTTGTCCTTTTCTGCGAGGAGACATCAAAGTAAAAATGGTCAACATAAGGGCAGCCGCGTGCGAACCAACCAAGGTCCATCTCCATATTGGTTGTCCTCTATCTCTTTCACTTCCACTTCGTGGACGAAGATAAAGATACCCACCGAAGGTTGAGTGAAGTATGTCTAGAGGCCATTTTTGTACTTGGCAAGCCTCCACACTCGGACTTGATCCTGTTCCAGCAGACATGCGAAACGATCCTTCACCTTCCAAGAAACCAGCCACCCAACGAAAATCTTTTAAGGATAATCCACTAACGGGCTTGGCAGCCTCAACCCTCAATGTACTTTTTTCGTTATTCATCAGGGTGCTCATCCACTGCGGGAGGATCGTCGTGTTCGGTCGGCGGCTTGAAATACTCTTCGTCGGTTTGCGGGACGGCCTCCCCTTCGACGACCGTGGCATGTTCAAGCGCTTCCAGGTAGCGTTGTCTTACGTGAACTGGAATTCGATCCCATTGAGGTATATCGGCTTGGGAACGAATGGTGCCGCTGACGTTGACTTGCTTGCCGACCGTGAGTTCGAGCGTCTTGAGCGCGAGCGTGCCACTGGCTTGCGAGGCTTTGATGCAGGCATCGAAGTCCCCGGTGTACTCGGCTTGGGTGGCGACGTTCTTGAGGCGGTTGATGTTCTCGAACACGATGTTGGCGGTATGAGGAGCGGTCCGCTGTAGGATGGATCGGACACTGTCTCCCACGGTACTAAACGGGATTGCGTCGGCGACGAGAGTCGATCCCAGTTGGCCCGTAGGCTGTCCCACAGAAGATGGTCCGCCAGTCGAGGCGGGACCCCCTGCTGGGCCAGGTAGAGTCCCACTCGTTTTCGCGGGGGATACCCGATCCCCGCGATCATCCCCTGGTTGTGGACTTGCGTTCTCCGTTGATGCCACCGGTCGATCTGTTTCAGGAAGCGAGGGTCCTGGTACGCTTCCAGTGTTTTGACAATCCATAGACGTGATCTCCCTGTGAGGATACGGAGTTCTGCGATGGTCGTATACACGCCAAAATCCCTGTAGGAATACTACGTAATTTTAACGTACCTCGTATCTCCCTCGACTGTCAAGTAAATAGAAACATCTCCACGAGTTGCCGAACGTCAAGGCCCAAATCAAGAAGTTTAGGATTCGTAACATGTCCTCATGTCCCACGTCATTGTCGTGTATATGAACTACATTAACCCATACACCTGACAATGTCTTATTAGTTGATTCGTTCATTTATTCTTTCTCTTGTAGCGTTTCGACTGTTCATTATTACAAACAATACAGTACGAATCACCGGTCTTGGGAATGATTCGTCGATTTCCTTCATACGGATGTCCATGAACACAAACAGTTTTAATAGTACGTTCCTTTCGACGCATTAGTTTCCTCTTAACTTTCTCTCTAATACACACACGGCAACGTATTCTTCCATTACTCAAAATTTTTATAGTTTCCGTAGTTCTACGATGACCATTTCGACAAAATAACGAACGCCAAACACCATATGGTTTTTGAGAAATACCAGCAAAATATCTTCTCACGTTCTCTTGAGATGTAACCGGTTCTAAATGATCTGGATTAACACATAATGTTGTCGAACATAAATGATCCAATACTAAACCATCTGGAATTGGTCCTTTCATCTGTTCATAGAAGAATCTATGAGATTTCACGCACTTCTTATTTACAACAAGACAACCATAAAATGGTCTCGCTCGTTTTGTCTCTGTGGTGTGATGACCTGTCGTGCTGCCCTGCCAAATCCAACATCCACTCACTCCATCAGGAAATTTTACTCTCCCCACCAAGCGATATAGTGACTCTGGTAAATCCGGGATAATCATACTTAATACCCCCATTTTTTGTGACGTTTATTTATACCATATTGTGAACTTTTTATCCAAAAATTTTTAAATTTTTCATGAGGGGTCCAGCGCGCCTCTCGCATAGTGGGCACCTTGTGAACCAGGGGGCCGAATGCACATGTGCACGCGCACATACACACAACTACGTATACGTAGATATACATACGTATATACACTTGTACGTAGAACTGCATAGGCATTTGTACGTGTACGTCGCCATGCGTACGTAGAACCTGGTATCATACAACTACGCCTCGGTGGAATTGCATATGCAAGTATATATACGTATCATACGTACAACTACTTAGGTCTCCTCACTGATCCAACGACCACGTCCACAACCCCTTGAGAACGTTACCTTTTCGTAACATTGTGTTACCTTCGTGAAAGACGTGTTACCTCACGGTGACACCGTGAATCCTTTTTGGGCGTATCTAAACAGATACTTCCTGTTATGTGTCAAGGGGTTGTAGGTTGGGGCTCCAGTGGCATGCGGTGTGCATCTTAGGGGGTAGGCAGGCGCGGCGATCAGGCCGAGTCAACCAGGGAGGGTGATATAATGAGACATGAGGACTTTCTCAATGGTGTCAAGGAGATCGTCATTCAACGGGCCGCTCCATCGGTACGGGAGCGGTTACAGATGTTTAAGCTGACCTACGGCATGGGGAACGGAAACACGCGGGGCCGGTGCTTCTATGGTGCGTGGCGCGGGGCGGACGGAGCGCCGGTAGACTTTGTCGAGGTTGCCGCTGCGTCAGAAGAGAGTGTGTGTCAGCTGGCCGGTACAACCATCCATGAAATGGCGCACGTCCTGGCCGGTCATGGGGCTGGGCATGGTGTGGCGTGGAAAGAGGCAGGCCGGTTGCTGGGCTTACTCACCATTGAGGCCGCGGGGCAAGGATACACTCCCGATCACTTCGAACATGGCCTGTGGGAGTCCATCGTCACGTTGGGGGAACCAAAGGATGGACAACCGAACACGTCCAGTGTCGGGTCTGGTATTCCATTTGTCGGCCTTCCCACAGGCCCAGGTAGAGCGTGTCCGCTTGGTATCGGTACCCGTGGCGGAACCTCACGCGGGAAAGGCTCAGGGTCAAGGCTCCGGCTGTATGAGTGCCGGTGTGCGGAGCCGGTTAAGGTGAGAGTCGCGTCTGATACGTTCGAGGCGACGTGTAACCGATGCCACGCCTTGTTTCTCAAGCCGATCACGTCAGGGAATGCGTAGTTCACGTTTAACCCAGGGGGTAGGTGATACCGTAGCCTACCCTCAATGGAGGGATACCATGATCACGACACCGAGACCTGGTGAGTGGAGGGTAGTGCGGGCGTTTCAGGATAACGGGCCTGACTATTGGCTCATTTTCGAAGGGAACAAGACTTTCGGGGCAGACCCCATCGCTCGATGTGACCAGCAGGAGCGTGCCGAACAGATCGTCCGCGAGCACAACGCGCATGACAAGCTGGTGGAGGCATTGAAGAAGGCTCTCGATAACCTAGAACATAAAAACAAGATTGAACGCAAAAGAGTCTACGGAAATTCTTGGACAGTTGCCGACGAGAACACTCTTGAGTTCCTTAAGGCCGCCCTCGCGCTGGCGAAGGAAGGCAAGCCGTGAAAAGCCCCGCGACACAATACGCTGAGAGATTCAACGAAGGAAGGGCTAACGCTCGCTTAGATGCCTCCGTGCTTGAAAGGTTCTTTGATGTGTCCCGCCTTGAGGGGGGCGCGTATGGTGAAGGATATAGGCAAGGTATGGCGGACGTTGCTCAGGCCATTTATTGTCGGACATTGAAGGCGAGGAAGGCTGGAATACTATGACAACGCACAAACCCGACCACCTGATACCACCAGACACCGGCATCGGCCCTCCCGCGCCTATCTACTTTGCGAACGATGCGCCACCATACCGGCGCAAGGGAGGCAAGACACCGAGTCCGTTCTGCGAGAAGTGCTGGCTAAGTCGCGTTCAGCGACAAGGGGAGGTCTGCGTTCACTGTACGGGTGGCACCGTTCCCGCGTTCAAGCCCGATGCGGTGCCGAGCACGAAGGGAGGGGAACATGGTCAAGATCGTTGAAGCATTGGTTAAGGCTCCGTTCGTTTTCATAGGCGCGGTATTGCTCGCGCTTGCGAGCGTGGTTGGAGGGCTGGCGGTCTACTTGACCAGCGAAACGCTGACACTTGCACAGAGTCGGAGGACATTCGCGGTTCTCATAGCTTGGTATGTGTTGAACGCCGTGGAGGATACCAAGGAAAAGTAGGGGTAACTAACTCAAGGGAAAAGGGGGCCGTCATGGCACGATTTAAGGGCACCGTCCAGGGCAATCGGAATTTAGTATCTAGGATAGGCCACGAAACTAGTGGAATAGTCACGGAGTGCAACGGGTGGCAGTCGGGTGTGCATGTTCAGGGGAGAGTCGGGGAGGATGGGCGCGATGTGTTTACGATCACGGCCACGGGAGGGAGCAACTATAGAAGCGCGAGTATCATGGTTGGCAAAGTGACCGTCAACGACAAAGGCCGGATGGAGTTTAATCCATCGAGAGAATTTATTGCTCGATTCACCCGTGCCTTAGAAGGGGAGTAAAACCCATGAATGCGATGACCCCGTTTACACGCAGTATTCTGGTTGCATCGGGCCGACGCCTTCACCTCACGACCTACGACGCGATTGATCTATCACGCGGGAAGCCTTTTCGTTTAAACAAGCGAGAGTATAAGCATACGTGGGCCGAGCGCCTCGACAAACCAGACATTTTGAAGTTCTCTTATATCAAGTTTAGGGAGGAAACCCTAGAGGACACCTTGCAAAACAATCTCGCCTACTGGCGGGTCGTGTCGAAAGAGATACAGGCGTTTAATCGAGCGGCACGGGGCTTGCATGTAGACAGAAGAAAAAATCCTCTAAAAATATCTTGACACAAATACGCGGGCAGGGTATAACACACTATCACCCTATAGGAAAAAGTCTATATCACTCACACTCACAAGGGAGGGGCCATGAAAGTCACAGTTGAACAAGCGGAGGTGTTGATAACGTCCTGTATGAAACGGGGGAAGCCGGTCACGTTGCTCGGCCCCGCCGGATGCGCGAAAACCGCGCTTTTCATGCAGGTGGCAAAAAAGCTGGGGTATCACTGTCTAGTATTCCATCCGGTCACAAGTGACCCCACAGACTTCAAAGGCTTTCCCTGGATTAGTGAGGACAAACAAAGCGCGGACTTCGTGCCGTTCGGAGAGTTTGGGCGGTTACTATCCGCGACGGAACCGACACTGGCGTTTTTTGACGACTTGGGCCATGCTACCAAAGCCGTACAAGGGACGCTCATGCAACCGGTACACAAGCGGACGTTGAACGGCCACGTTATCCCTGAGTGTGTCCGGTTCGGCTTTGCTTCCAACCGGCGGGAGGACAAGGCAGGCGTTGAGGGGATTATTGAGCCGTTGCTGTCCAGGTGTCATGGCGTCTTCGACATTGTGCCGGATACCGACTCCTTTGCGGCGTGGTGGATGCGGGAGAATAAACCCCAGGAAGTGATCGGGTTCCTCAAGTTCCGCCCCGAATTCCTCTACAGCACGGACAAAAAACATGCGATGTATAATTTCCCGTGTTTCCGTACGTGGGAGGCCGTAGGCGATTGGCTGGCCGCCGACCTTCCTGCATCCCTCGAAAAGACAGCCTACTGCGGAGCCGTGGGCGAGGGGGCAGGCACGGAGTTTTTCGCCTACCTGAAAATTTACCGTGAAATCCCCGATGTGGACGAAGCCCTGGCCAACCCCGACAAGGCCCCGATTCCAACCAATGCGTCTATCTTGTGGGCGTTTACCACGGCGTTCGCGTACCGTGCGAGCCGTAAAACCTTCCCGTCTATCGCCACGTATATTGACCGGTTGGCGAAGGCTAACAAAGAAGAACAAGCAGTCTATTTGTTCAAGGGCGCGTATACCCGTTGCAAGGAAATCGAACGAGCGGCGGAGTTTTCCAAGCTGGCGAGTTCCAGGATAGGAAAACTTATCACGCCGAGCGGAGAGTAACTTGATCGTAGGTAGACTTTTAGACACGGTTGAGCGTGAGGGTGTTTGCCAATGCGGTCACTCCTACCTCTTTCACCATAAAGCCGTATCGGAAGGTGGGGCACAAGTTGTGCTTAGATGGTGTGTCGGTCAATCCATTACCAGGAGCTTTGGCTGTGTTTGCAAGAAGTTTCGCTACTCTCGCTTCAACACGGTAAAGGCCGCTCTACGTGGGGAAATATGAGACAGGTAGACTATGAAGACGGCTGGTGTACGTACACGCTCCGTTTGGTGGATGTTTTGGTAAAGGGTTATGGTCTGACGGTGGTATGAAGTGCGGGTGCTGTAAGTTTGTTTATAGTCCAGTCGAAACAATCAAGGCAGTATTTGACGGGAGGGACGAATGAACATCAAAGACCACGCCATGCTTGCCAGTCTCAACCTCAAAGTGTGGACTGCGAGGAAGTACGATAAGGCCGCGAGTGATGCAGTGGCCACTGTCTACAGTGTCACGACAAAGGCGGGCCGGTACAATAAAAACCTTCTCCCGCAAGGCAGCAAGCAGTACGAAGTGATCTTGACGATTATGGGTGAAGCGCGAAACGCATTTTATCACTATACGCTCCCCTGGACGCAGGACGGGGCCAGGATTCTACCGGCCACTGCGTTCATGGACTTCACGGACAGTATGAACAAGCACGAAGCAGCGTTTAGTCCAGCCGTGGCACAATTCATTCAGGAATTTCCAATGATGGTTACGAACGCACAGCACAACTTAGGCACCTTGTTCAAGCCGCAGGACTACCCCGCCGATATTGCGGACAGGTTCGGTTTTAAGGTGTCCATCTTTCCATTACCGGACGCTGGGGATTTTCGAGTCGGGTTGAACGTCGAGGAAGTGCAGGACATACGCGACAGTATCACGGCGAACGTGCAAGAGGCGGTCAAGGACGCTATGCAAGAGCTATACCAACGGTTGTTTGATACCGTCGCGCATATGGCCGACTGTCTCAGTGATGCGGATAAAATCTTTCGAGACAGTCTAGTGGACAATCTTGTACGGGTTTGTAAGGTGTTGCCAAAGCTGAATCTCACAAACGATGTTCGTTTACACGATCTACACAAGGAAGTCACGCAGCACTTGCTTGGACACTCCCCAAAAGACTTGCGAACGGACAAGGTGTTAAGGAAACAAGTAGCTGACAAGGCGGTTGAGTTGCAGAAAAAAATGCAAACCATGATGGGGCAGTAGGGAGGTACAAATGGGAATGACCCCCGCCGATAAAATTAAACGGGCACGTATCCGGTTATTGCTCACTCAACCGTTTTTCGGCAACCTCGCGTGTCGGATGGAAGTGATGGAAAACCCCGCTGTGACTTCTACAATGGGCACGGAGGGCCGCAATCTGTTTTACAACGCGAAGTTTGTGGATACTCTGACCCAAGAGGAATTGATCGGCGTAATTTGTCACGAAGTTTTACACTGTGCGAACCTGCATCATTTACGGGTCGGACGTAGGCATCCGGTTGTGTGGAACCTCGCCTGTGACTACGCCATTAACCCGACCATCGAAGAGAATAACTTCAAGCTCCCGAAGGATTGCCTACTCGATCAAAAGTATAAGGGATGGGCAGCGGAACGGATTTACGATGACTTACTTAATAGTGGTAAGGTGAAAATTATCACTGTGACCGTCTCCGGTGGGCAAGGCGATGGACAGTCTGGTGAAAGTGAACAGGGGGATAGTTCAGTCGCAGGTGGTACCGCTGTGAACAAAGACGGAACGCCAATTGTCCCGTCCTGTGGGGAAGTGTTGCCGGTATCGGGCACCGAGGAACAAAAAAAGCAGGACGGCGAGGATTGGACGGTGGCCGTGCGACAAGCCGCCTTGTCCGCAAAGATGCAGGGCAAACTACCGGCTAACTTAGCTGGCTGGATTGACAAATTAGTAGAACCGGTGGTGGACTGGAAGGGGCTCCTATGGGAGTTCGTTGAAACAGTGACAAACCAAGACGACTATACATACAACCGACCCAACTCACGGTACATCGGGTACGACCTGTTCCTTCCGACCATGCACGGGGAGGCGTGTCCGTCCTTGGCAGTGACGATTGATACCTCAGGCAGCGTGTCCGAGCAAGAGTTGACCGCGTTCCTGTCTGAGCTAAACAATCTGGTCGAAACGATGCGGCCAGAACGGACGTTTATCCTCGACTGTGACGCGACGGTACATAAGTGTCGCGTGTTTGAGCGAGGCGAGAGTTTGTTCAAAGACGGAAAGTGGAAAACCTACGGACGTGGTGGAACGGATTTCCGGCCCCCCTTTGATTATATTCAGAAACACCGCCTGGATATAGCGTGTCATATCTACTTGACTGACATGCAAGGGCCGTTCCCGACCACGCCGCCGCCGTACCCGTGTCTGTGGATTGCCACGACGGACACGAAGGCTCCATTTGGGCAAACAGTCAAGTTAGATTTACGGTGAAGGGACAGAGGGCTATGGGTTGCGACATACACTGTATGGTCGAGTATCTCCTTCATTCCACAGAGAAAGGTAAGGGAGAGGTTGTAACGCATTGGTGGCTTAACTTCGGGGGAGTTATTAGTGTTGATCGTAACTACGTCCTGTTTGCAAAAATGGCCGGTGTTCGTAGGTCAGAGACAGTCAAACCAATGTTTAAGCAGCGCGGAGTACCTAACGACGTGGGATTGGTGGCGATGGGCATATTAGCTAAAGAGTGGGCCCGCGGTCACTCTCACAGTTGGCTGACTCTAGAAGAATTTGAGTCTGTGTTGACGAGCTACCAACTAGAAGGGTATGAGTTCGAATTAGACGTTGAATGGCGAGCGATGCTGGCAGCGATGCGGACGTTACAGGATGGAGGACACACGGTTCGGCTAATTTTTTGGTTTGACAGCTAGGGAGGATACTGGCGATGCACCTTCAGTTTTTTAGGGGGGTAAGCACCGAGACTTACTACGTCTATTATCCCACGGAACAAGCGTACGTTCGAATAGCCGACCGTCATGGGGAGTGTTTGACTCCGCCTGATATAGTCAGAACTTTCCCGTTTGACACTCGGAGTGTTTACCCCGTTGAGTCGCGGCTTGAGTGGATAATCCTAGCCACTCAATTTTTGAACGAAAACCGTGGCCGAATACTTGCTGTCTCACGCGAGCGCGTTAGGGACGAGGCAAAACTAAGGAGGATAAACACGCGATGGAAACTTTAACCCCCCTGCTCCCATTTACTGAGTCGGTTCCGTCGGTGATAAAGTCTGATGCACGACCAGACGTGTCGGCCTTTTTTGACCACATCAGGAAGTTAAAAGGTGAGGCTGACGCGGCGGACGAGGAGGTACACAAGATTCAGACTTCGGCGGACGATGCAAAACGTCCATTTATACAAACATCTAGGCGAATTAACGCGGAGATTCATGAAGCTGAGTATACCGCTCGCCAGTTTGCGCCAGTGACGTGCGGAGACTTACTATATTCCGTCAAATCTCTGCACTATGGGCGAAAGCCAAAGATTGCGCGGGGTGCCTTCTATTATAAAGTGTCTGACGTTGAGGCCCGTGTCTCGTTGTCAGACAGTACGGTATCGTTTATGGTAACTGCCAGCCATGTCGCGCCGACAGGGGAAACTCTCGTACGTGGCGCGGTTCGACGTCGTTTATCTGACTTTACGGGCAAGGTCGTGGACGGACACCAGATGCTGGCAAAATACTACAAGTGCGAAGTGCGTAAACAGTTAAGGGGGTAAAGGGGGTTGACCATGACTAGACAAGAATTGATCGCCGCCGTGCGCAGAGTTTAATCTCACATACCAAGACGTTGTAGGGAGTATAAGAACATGGCCAGACCAAAACTAGACCCCCTTAATAAGCGTCATTATCACTATGTTTGCCGGTTGTGCGGACAGTCGTTCGGAGAGCACGATGAACTTTCCTGTAATTTCCCGTTCAATGATGTTAAAGGATGTTTTTTTACGTGGACTAATCGTGAGGCTCAGGTATTCAGAGTGAAGTGTGCCTTACGCGGTATTACACTACCAAACAAACGAGAACGTACTGTAGATTGATGGATTATCTGGAATTACATCGTGTAACCTATTGATATAAGGCCCAATTATTATTTTACGTGAATCCAAAAATCTGGAATTCATTAGTGTTTTCAAAATGTTACGAGCCGAGTTATCTAAAACTGGATTATCTGGGTACCCTATCTCTCTCGGTCGTGTAGGGATGGTGGTGTGGGGGTGTTGTGGTTGGTAGTATATATAATAAAATCAAATAGTTAATGAAAAAACACACAAGGCCACCTGACAACGTGTTGTGGTGTGTTTGTTAGTAGTAGAGAGATTGTGAGAGAGATAGAGCATGGGTACCCTGATAATTCAGAAAACAGATAACTCTGCTGTAACATATTGATACACAAAGTAAAAACGGAAAAGCTGGATTCACGTAAAAAAATAATTTAGCCTGATTTCAATAGGTTATGAGAAATAATTTTAGATAACGCAGTCTGTGGATAACTAGGGACACATATATTTTTTTATGGTTCGTCCTTCGCTTAAACGAACAGTCAAAATGCTACGGTACGCTACAACGTGTTGTGGTGTGTTTACGTTGGGCGTGGTCAGCTCAGGTAGAAGGGAGGCACGATGCGTGATTTACTAGACATGCTTGGCGGGTGGGTGTGGTTGACGGTGGTAGTTGGGTTCATGCTACTACTGGACATCATCGGGTTTATGCAGCGACGTCGTTGGCGGAACAAACAGTACCCACAACGTACTCGTACAAAGGATTAGTAATATGGTGCTGGAGGCTAGAAAGGAGAAAATCATGGATACTACTCTACGACTGACCACAAAGGCCCGCGTGCGCGGCCTATTAACACTCCTGGTATTCGCTTGTGCGGTGGTGATACCCCAATCAGGGGACTGCCACCACGACGGGGGCAGCGGAATGTCGCCAGGGGGCTGTACGACGCAAATCTGGCAGGGTCCTGGGGGAACCCAACTCTGTACCACCTGCTGCAACGTCCGTAACCCGAATGACTGTACGACGTGGTGTACCCCGTGGGGTGGTGGAGGAAAATGAGGTCCAACAAAAAAACCCTTGACTTCATGTAAACGAGGTTATAGAGTTACGTCTATAGGGTAACTTGTCGGAGTGGTGGTATACGGAGGTCCTGTGAAAAAGAAACGAGCGGTGAAGGCTCTCTCAAAACGTCAGCAACAGATATTAGAGGCGTTCTGGCGCGGTGAGAGTATCACCGATACCGCCGACCGCTTACACCTCAACCGGAAAACTATTGAGTTGTACCGGCGGAATACCAAGCACAAGTTCAAGGTGGACACGATGGCTGAAGCCGCGCATGCGGCGTTACGCCTCGGTTGGTTGACGGTCAAGGGGGTCTAACAGTGGTATGGTGGGCGTTTCAGGTCACGATTCTTTCGATCCAGCTAGCCATTGGCCCGTTTGGGTCTATAGAGGAATGTCGGATTCAACGGACAAAACTCTTGCGGCAACTCGCAGCCGTGACGGTGCCCTACGAGGTTGAGCGGTGTCGGACGGTAAAAGTGTGGGAAATCAAACCGGTGGGGAGGCCGCGATGAGCGTGAAGGTGTTTTTTCACAACGTATTCGGCTTGCATTGTTGGCATTATACAGGTCTAACGAAATGGATTCGACCAGAATGCCATGGTATTAAAGGTCCGCGTACCATTGGGTTTATTGACCGATGCTGCATCTGCAAACAGTCTAAGGCGTTTATGTCTAATGGGTGGTGATGCCATGAGCATGAAGCGTTTGCCAGATGAGCGGTTGCGACAAATTCGCCGTGAATTGGGTAGTTGCAGCTTGGAAGCGGACAGTCGACCAACCCTGTATGACGAGCTTGATGGGCATATTCGGGCGCTTCAAGCCGACTACGACCGTCTGGCCGAGGCGGTGAAGGCATTGCCTTTATTAGAAGGGAAAATTTGGTCATGCCGCGAGCAGTCGCGTGACCCGTGGTTATCAGTCTGCTTTGGAACGGAAGGCGACTATCAGGTGTTTGCCAGAAGCTTAACAAACACCGAAGCCAACGCCCTCGCCGCGCTTCTCAAACTACGGCAGGAGATGGAGGGGTAGATGTCAGCCTTGAAACGCGAAATGATGATTTGGATGCCGCACGCAGGACACCTCATTGTCTCGCGGGATTGCCAATTTCACCTCAACACATTTGTCAACGGCTACATTATTTCGACGGTCGGTGAATACTGGCCATGCCGTGCAGTACGTGAGATTCATGCACGGGTTCATGATCTAGCGTGGTTAGAAGAAAACAAGCACCTGCGCGGCGACGACTTCGACTACGCGTACATGAAGAAGTTTGGATTTGAAATGATTGGATGCAACCGTCTATACGAAACAATGGTTTTCACGGCCATGAAATCAAAACAAACATGCTGTCCGTACAAAATGGCCGACACAAGCGAAATAGACTCTGCTGGATACAACGATGCCGGGAAAGCCTATAAGGGACACCTTGCGATGGTCAAGAAGTATGCTTGCCGCACCATGAAACCCCTAACCCGCACGGCGCGAGGGTGATGAGGTATCACATCGTAAAGGACGGTGAATGGGTGCAACCAAGATGGAAGAATTACTATATAAAGTGTTGCGATTGCGGACTCGTTCATGCGTTGGATTTCAGGTTAATTAAGCGTGGCTGGTTCGTGAGGATTCAATTCCGTGGACGACGCATTGCCAAACGAGGTGGACGATGAGTGTCATTATTGAACAGATACAAAATCGAATTCGCGTGGGGTATCAACGCACCTTTGCTGACCTGTCACCTGGGTTCGATGAGACAAAAGCTCTAGAGGATATTTGTTGTCTCGTCAATCACATCGCCACCCTCCAGCGTGAACTGAGCCGTGCGGCTGAGGTAATTGAACGACAAGAGCGTGACCTGATTCGCACCGAAGAGACGATTGATCTCTTGGAGAACCACCAAGAAGTCAAGGGCGTGGTTCAGGGGTTGCGGGAACAACTGGAAATGGCACAGCGCGAATTGAGCGAGACGAAGGCTATCAACAAAAGACTGCTTGACGAAAGCCAAGAAGATTTGGAATCTACCGAACGTCAGCTTGGAGAACTAAACGACCAACTCACCGTCGCCCACGCCGACAATGAGAAGATGCGGGAATTATTAACTGCCAAAGCACAACAACTACGGAAAGATTCAGCCGCGGCGGAGATTGAAGGAGATTTATCTGCGCCATCGGATGAGCAGTTATATACCGCCGTGACTATCGAGACATTTCTTGAGCATTTACCACCCCACCCCGGCTCCGCGATGGTGGAGCGGGTAAAGTGGTTGGAGGAAGGGTTAGAGCATGTGAGGAACACAATTAGACGCAGACTTAAGGATTACGGCTGGAAGGATTGGTCTCCTGATATTGTAGAGTGTTTAGCAAAGGCTTGCGACGACTATCTCTCTCGCGAACCGAATGGGTGAACCATGCGTACTGAACTGGAATCGTGGAATGCCTTAGTGTTACTAGCTAATCGTCTCGGTCGTAACGGGCAACATATTCGCAATTTTGGAATTGTACCTCCGCGTACAACAGCAGACCCACGGTATTTTATAGTCTTTGAAGGTTATTATCCAAAAACAGCAGGCGAGAGTGACTAGCGAGCCGAAAGGGTGAATGATGCACCCAAGTAGCGATTGCCCATGCGAGGACTGCCGAAAGGTGTGGAAGCTACTTGGTGTGACCGTTGAGGCCGGTGTCGTCTATACCCCAATCGGCGGCATGGGACTCTGTAAGCGATGCGGTTTTCGTGAGGACTTGCGAATGGGCGCCTGCTTTCAGTGCAGCGATTTCGTAAACGGAAAGAATCACGGGTCAGGCATTCACGAATTATGGGACAGAGACAGGCCGACGAACAGATGGTTTGCCATGTTACCAGAGCCCACGGGGAAGGAGTGACGATGCTTATTACGCTGACGAGAGGCCATGAATCGGTGTCTATCGAGGCGCACGACGACGCGATTTATAGAGACTTGGCCTATTCCAATATGTTCGAGCGTCAGGTGAAGTTGCTTGCTGAGAAATTCTACGGCGAGTCCAGCGCGCCGACGCAGGATGGTGATGTGAGCGAAAAGGTGACACCATGAGCGAGTTCAAGCACACTTTCTTTAACAACACTCTTGGTGAGATTACGTTTTCGCGCCCGTATCGGTTCACGTACTACTACGATGATGGAACATTTTGTGCGTTCGACAACGTAAAGACCGTGCAGGCCATGAAAACCGGGTGTTACATCTTGTTTACCACAGACGGGAAAATCATCGTGATCCCCCCGAAACATCGGTATTGCGTTGAGGAGCCCATGCCATGACCGACCCCAAGGACGAGGCGATCCGGGTGCTTATTTTAGCGGGGCAGAGGTTAGTTGAATCACACGGACATATTCCGTCTTGTCAATTTCTTCGTGTCGGAAAAGCAGCATGCACTTGCAATTCAGTTGCGCGCGTGAGCGAAGCAAGGGAATCATGGCGGGACGCCCTCCAGCACGAGGTGGTGAGAGCAGTAGTTCAAACCAAGGGAGGTTCACCATGAGGCGTTTACGAACAATCCGTATCAACGGCAAAAGTCAGTTGGATGTAAAGATTACAGTTGAAATCGTATCTCGTCGGAGTCTCACACGTGTCGAACAGGAGCGGGTTGTTGAGACATTAACGGATCATCTACACGAGGCGTGCTTGCTCGATGTTCCATATCATACTGTTCATGCCAGCGATATCACGATCAGGTAAGCACGAGGCGGTGCGGGCGGTGAAGTCTTGATCTACCGAGTCTTGAAATGGCTCTCTGTTAGTTGGGTATTGTTCATCTTCGCGGCGAAACTGTATCGGTGGGCGTTATGGATAGAGAATGAGTCGTCCTTGTGGATAATCAGGCGTAACTCCAAGTGAGCGGTAAGAGGGCGGTGAGTATGCTCCAATGCGCGTTGATTAGGTTTTCTCTCATCTTAGCCGTGA